TTAGTCTATAAGTGGGCTAAGAAGGTATGTGAGCGTAGGAATCACGCCAAGAATGAATGGAAAATATGGGGCGGGTACAAATCCTTTTCAGACTTTTTGAAACAAAATAATCGATTCTAAGTTGCACGGTGAGAAAAAATTTTGTACATTCAGATAAATATATACCATGCTATCCATAATATCTGTTGTAGTACTTGCATTTCTTTACGGAGTCTATCTTGAAAAGAAAGAAGAAAAGCGTAAGCTTAAAGGAACGTGTGCGCAGTGCAAGCACTTACTATCCTTGATTGGGCTTGGAAAAGGATTGCGATGTGGGAACCGTAAGCAACCAGGCAAGTGGCCTATATCAATCCCATCATCCAAGCACACTTGTTCACTGTTTGAAAAAAGATCAAATGAAAAGAATAACAAAAGAAGAAGCAGAACGGTATAGAAAACTCGATATAGAGGATCTACCAAGTCTATCGCAGGCAGTAGCGTTTACGCTTACACCCTGCCAAGTAATTGGCATGGAGGATTGGGAAGACGTGACCTACTACGGTCCGTCCATTGTTGATCCTTCTGGTGCCCTCAAGAAACCAGAATGGGTCTACGTGCTTGTCAATCAAGGCATGCCCGGCATCTGCAAGATCGGAATGATATCGACTCTAATACTGCAATAGCCGTTATAGAATCGCTTGGAAAAAAGTATCAAGCAATTCTACCACAAAATAATTAAACCCTTTTAAAACCGTTTAAAATGAGTAATACAAAAGAGACTCCGGTCTATGACCTTAAAGCTTTTCATTGGAATCCAAAAACAAGGACATTTGTGCAAGATGCATGGAATCTTGAGTGGATGGATGAAGAGTATTGCATAAAGGCTTTCCCGAATATGAAAGAGCCCTTTTACATTAAGAATTATAAAACTGGGCAGCAAAGGTTGTTTACCTTTGTTAAGGATAACTACGATGAGTGGTTCTTTGAACATGCTGAGGATAATATTAGATGTGTGATCTGTATTGAGCCGTTCTAATTACCAAACGTTGTAGCAGTATATATAGGGGAGGTCGTCACGCGCAGCTACTCTGTTTATTTTAATCTATTGCTATTTATTACCATGAAACAACAAATCAACGAAGCAGTAAGACTTAAACAATTAGCTGGTATTTTATCCGAGATGCCTCTAGGTGCTGAAGCAGGCGTTACTGATGAGCATCAGGCTATCCTGCAAGCGATTCAAGATATGGTAATGGCGGGCGATCATAAGATCCTAGACCTAATCAAAGATAAGATGCAAGCAGAGTGGGGCGACGATACTATCACCGAAGCATCAAATCAAATGACTCCTGAAACACGTGCAGCGCTCAGTTCTGTGACGATGTTAAGTGCTCCTGAAGTTGAAGACTTCTTAATCGGATTAGTTAAGTATTTTAATTATGTTAGCAGTGGTGATGAAGATGAGAATGAACTACCTAACATCGATGTAAAAGCACTAACACATCATCTAAGCCAAGCTGCCTCTGTACTTGCTGGTAGAACTGGTAATTAAAAATCCAATAGTAAATATATAAGCACCTCTCCCGCAACGGAGGGGTGTTCGTGTTTTAGGTACTATTTATTATAGTAATAAAACTATGAACCATTTGTTGTTAGAATACCTAATTCGTCAAATCCTTTCTGAGGAAGGGTTTACCTCTCTCAATGTTCGCTCGTTTAGAGGAGCATCTCACACAGATAGAACAGATAAGTTTGTTGATGCACTCGATGCTACAAAAGAAGGTGGTGGAACTCCATTGACGCTTGCAAAGGGTGATAAGAAGGTTGTCGTTGATAAAGTTGAAATCCTTTGGAAAAAACCTAAAGAAGGTGTTGAAGCAGAGCAAGAGTACTTTACCAATTCTAAAGAGGATATGGCTAGGCTTAAGGCAGATCTACCTGAACTTCAGTCAGGTGATAAGCTATCTCTATTTGCCGGTAGTAAACAATACCCAATCTCTGCTGTTGCAAAGACGACTGAGTTTGGAGGTAGAGGTAAAGGTAATATTGCTGGTGATGCTATAGAAGCTAAGCAAGAAGCTACTATAAAAGCTAAGCTACAAGGTAAAACTATTACATTACTAGTACCTGGTGCCGACGATGATATCCACACCTTCAATAATGTAAATGGCTTCGAACGTATATCAGGTAATAAGAAAGCTGATTTTAAGTTCACAACTACCGATGGTAAAAACATCTACGTACAGCATAAGGATCCTAAGCATCAGCAACTTGCAGGTGTTGTAAGAGGTGCTTTAAGTAAAGATAAGCAAGTTTTAGCCTTTGTTAATAAAGTGTACGATGAGGTAGAGGCTAACGGACCTCTTAAAAAGCGTATCATAGAACCTATCACAGAAAAACCTGAGCAACTACTTGCCATGTACGGAACTGCCAATAGATCTTTTAGCGATGCTGCAGTTCAGATGTATTGTATCGGTGATATGGATTTAGAAGATCTAGGTGATAACCAAATGAAGTTAGTAGCTACTAAAATATACGTCTACCCCGAGTTGCCTACAGCTGATCCAATAGTGTTGGCAGCTACTTATCGTAGTGGTAGAAACCATAAAGCATCAAAAGGTATTATTCCTGATACAAGAATTGGTTTATACTTCCAGAGCTCCTTAGGAGGTTCTAATTCCTAACTATTTATTACCATGATAAAACTATCCGACTTAATAGACTTACAGGTACAGCCAAGTGAGCCTACCAGAATGAGTAATTTCTTATACAGAGGATCTAGAGAACAAAATAGTGAAATGCAGCCAAACAGGTTTAATGTTGGTGATGGTGGTACTATTGAAGGAAAGGGTATGATTCAAATAGATCATCCTGAAAATACACAATACCAAGTCGGAAAGTCATGGGAGGAACCGAACTTATTTGAAGATAATTCAATTCAAGACGACTTACTAGGAAGAGAGTTACAAACTTTAGAGGATCTTAGTAAGATGGCTTCAAGATTAAGGCAAGCCGGGTATACACAAAATGGTATCAATAAATACGTGATAGGATGGATGCAACCAAGCGAGCAAATGGGTGTAGGGTACGTAATGAAAGTACGATCAGCAGATCCTTTAAATGACCCGTTGGAAATGTGAAAAAAAATCCGTAACTTCTTTTAATACTTAAATACATTTTATAAAAAAGTAGAAAAAAGGAAAAAGGAAATAAAAAGTAAAAAAGCAATGAAAAAAGTAAAGGTTTTGCGGCTAAGTGGCTGTCCTCACTGCCGGAGTTTTATAACTGCGCTGGATGATTTAGGAATTACCTATACATCCATAGATGCTAATGATAATGGAAAGCTCGCTGATGAAGTAGAGTTATTACTAGATACCTACATATACCCTATCGTTATTGTTACTACTCCCGACACTAAAACGTATCTACATTTAGCTGATAACTCTGCTGAGTTAGGATATTATCCATTAAGCTATCAAGTTTCCAAAATAGCATGCGCAACCACCGACGAAATGGTTGAGCAATTAAAAACATTACTAAATAATTAAACATGCGTTACAAAGCACTAGTTACAAGCAAATTAGACAATCTAACTAACACACTGAGTACCTTACAGCATAAGGTTTATCAAGGATCATCTGCCCAGGAAGTAGATCAATGGTTTACTCACATTAAAGAAAAGATAGAGGAAATTCAAACTCTAATCAACTCAGAAAACGAGCAGGCACAAGGTAGTTGGTAAAAAAGTTGCTTTTTGTTTAAAAATATAGTATGTTGTAATTAAAAACACATATTATGTTAACAGCAGAACAAATTCAAACAAACCTACAGAACTTCTATAGCATCATTGATCATCACATCTCTGAGCCTAGAAAGTTGCCCCAGCCTCATCTAAAGCATCTTTCCACAACTCCTTTGCAGGTGGTTACGTTGATCACGTTAATAGAGTCGTACAATGTGCACTTGATATGCACAACTTATGGAAGCTTAGCGGTGCTAACACTGACACCTACACAAGAGAGGAATTAGTATTCGCAGCCCTCAATCACGACTTAGGTAAATTAGGATTAGACGGTAAACCTCGCTACATTCCAAATGACTCTGAGTGGCACGTAAAGAATCAAGGTGCTAACTATAAGCCAAATGCAGAGCTACCATTCCTTCCTGTTCAAGATAACTCACTATTTATACTTCAGGCTGCTAGCATCCAACTTACTGTAAATGAGTACATTGCTATCAAAATTCACGACGGACTTTACGATGATGGTAATAAAGCTTACTTGATTTCTGGACAAAACGAATCGAAATTGAGAAGCTGCTTACCACTTATCTTGCACCAAGCTGATATGATGGCATCACGTATTGAGTGGGAAAGAGAGTGGTTAGATAAAGTTGGAGTACCTGCAAAGAAAGAAGCAAAAGCAGTAACGCCAGGACAATTCAAACAACAAGCAGAAGCTAAAAAGCTACAAGCTATTGGAAAAGGAAACGCTAGTTTACTAAACGCACTTAAAACATTATAATATGGTATTTGGATTAACAATGCTATTCATTTGGATAGTAACCGTAGTCGGTTGGGTTATTTATAACCTATACCAAAAAAACATAAAGTTAGAAACAACAGTTATCAACCAAGCAACTTTCATAGCTGGTCTACAAGGACTTATTGGAGAATCTGATAAAGCACTCAAAGGTCTTGATGATAAGATCTGGATGGATAGTGACAAAGAGCTACAAACCGTATTTCATAACCTAAAAGCTGTACAAGAAGCTTTAAACCACTTTAATAAAAGCTAAATGGTAAATGATATATTCAAAGCAGAGGAATCAGAGGTAACACTTACAAAAGACGGTAAGGTTAGAAAGAGACGGCCTAAAAAATCTATAGACTACTTTACAGCTGACACACAGCAGGCAATCTTAGACTATAGAATTGAAACATCGCAAGCTAAGCGTAATCAGATATTCAACGATAAAATCTACTACGCCTTCTACAAGCTAGCTGAGAATATTATTCACACCTTTAAATTCTATTACACAGAGGTTGATAATATTGATGAGCTTAAACATGAAGTGATTGCATTCCTATTAGAAAAATTACATCTATACGATGATTCAAAAGGAAAAGCCTATTCCTATTTCGGTACCATCGCTAAAAGATATCTAATAGTATACAATAACAACAACTATAAAAGACTAAAAGGGAAAGCAGCTGTAGAAGAAGTGGACGAAGACAAGAGAATAGTAAATAATATCGTACTGGAGCAACAAGACTATCCAGAACCGATTCCGTTCTTTGATATTTTTGTAAATCACATAGATGAAAAGCTACTAGACATCTTTCCAAAACCGCAGGATGCAAGAGTCGGAGATGCGATAGTAGCTTTATGTAAACGTAAAGAGCATATTGATATATTCAATAAAAAAGCATTATTTATATATATCAAAGAGATTACTGATGCTCCTACCCCAACTATTACAAAGGTAATTAAAGTATTGAAGGGCATTTATAAGGAAATGTTGAATAAATATCTAGAAGAAGGTACCGAGATCAACATTTTCGCTCGTTAACTATTTATTTAAAATAGTATTATGGAGTTAGAATTCGATTTATACGATGGTAAGAAATATTCCGATCTACTAAAGGATATTGTAAAGAACCACAAAAGCAAGCAGTCACAGATAAAAGCATTGATTGAGCAGCTAACCGAAATGGTTAGTGAGCCTGGCGATGCTATCATGTTAGTACCCCTGATAAAGGGGTATCTTGATTCGGACATCAAGAATGACGAAGCATTGCTTAAATTAGCTCAAATAGCTCAAAAAGCAAATCAGCCAGCTGCTGGAGATAGTGGTGCTTTTAGTGATAAAGATTTAGAGCTGTTATTTAACGATATACAGAAGAGCACGGCACCACTAGATCAGAAAGATGTAAAAGAACTACCACCTATCGATCAGTAATGTCAAACTTAAATTTAACCATAGCTCAACAAAATGCACTGCTAACACAGCAGCCGCAGCAAGGGCAGGGCAACACTGTAATGGTTGCCAGAGTTACTCATGTTGTTACAGGTCCGTTTATAGCGGGAACAACACTACGCGATGTTTATTATAAGAACCCGAAAGACTTAGGAAAAATAACTTTTCAGTTTTTAAAAGGCAATCAAGATAGAACAGCAGATAGTGCCGGTAACTTACCTGCAAAACCACTTAATTCAGCTATCAAACATATACCCGTAGAAGGTGAGTTTGTTCAAATAGTAGCAGGTCCAAGCCAACGATTAAATGAGACTAGAAATCAAATTGACTATTACTACACTAATCCGTTTGATCTATGGGGAGCTGCTCACCACAATGCATTACCTGATTTAGGTGATTACGGTCAATTTGCGAACTCAACCACGAGTACATACGAACAAAATAAAGCAACCAATAGAGCAAACAATACATCAGTATCGAGTTCTATAGTATATCCACTTGGACCTAATTTTTATGAAAAGTCGGATATAAAGCCACTTCGAATATTTACAGGAGACGTTACATTGGAAGGTAGATGGGGTAATTCTATTAGATTTGGATCAACGTCACCAAACAAAAGTAATGACAACTACTGGTCAGATACAGGTAGTATTGGAAATCCAATCACCATAATTAGAAACGGTCAAGGACCGCAGTTAGATAAAACAGCATGGATACCAACTATTGAGAATATTAATAGGGATGCATCATCAATTTATTTAACGATGGGACAGAGGATTGTGATAGATGACATCCAAGCTAATTTTTCATTAGCTAGCTGGCAAACAAGCCTGGAAAGTACACAAACAACATCGATACCAATACAGCAGCAGCTGACAAGCTACGATATGATTTCACCAGCAGCTCAAGATCAATTTGTTAGTGATTTCAATAAACAGACTAATAACTTAGGTATATTTTCAAATGAATCAAACCAATAATGTATAAACCAGACTTTCCATATTTAGGCAACCAAGTAATCATATCTTCAGGTAGAGTTGTAACACATTCGAAAGACGATATGATATTCTTATTTGGTAAGAAAGGAGTTGGAATATCCACACCAGCTACTTTTAATATAGATGCAAATGAGAGAACTATAATAGCATCGCCTAAAATTGAATTAGGTTACGAAGCAGAAGCAAAAGGAGAACCTGTTTTATTAGGTAGTAGTACACTAGTACAGATAGGAATACTACTAGATGCTGTTCAAAACTTAAGTAATGCACTATCAAAAATATCGTGGGTACCTGAGGAGCTAGCTGCAGCAGTGCCATTAATTCAATCAACAAGCGAATATCTAGCGAAGGAAATACCAAGTATAAAAACAAGGTTAGATAATTGTAAATCACAAAATACCTATACTAAGTAATGGCTAAGAGCGCAGGAGAAGGATTATCAAATGTAATAAACGGCTTTTCAAAAAGCCTTGGAACCCTGCAGGCCAATATTAATAAGGTATTATGGGGTCGTGGTAATAAACAGCCAGTCGCAACAGCCAAGTACGATGCAAAGGCGGGAGCGGTACAGTATCAATCAACACCACCCCCTCCACCATCAAGACCTGTTAAAGGCAACTTAATAGACTCAGGATTATTTAACGCTTTAGATGCACTTAATACAGTTGACTTATGTAATGTTGTAACCTACTTAGCAGATAATTCACAACTACGTCTTAGAAAAAACCCAAGACCAGAAAAGCCATGGAACGCAGCTCAAACTTCGCTATATTTTTTACAAGATCAAGCAGGAGCGGTTGTAGTGGCAATCGATAAGTACACAGCTTTTCCAAATACGATAATAGGTAGGTATGCAGGCATTGGACCTAACGCACAATCACCAGAGGAGGCTATTACAGGATCAGCAACACCAAATAGCATCAACGATCTAGCAGGCACAGCTATAAAACAGTTTAATATATACAACCTACTAAAAGATATACAGGATACCTTCTCCCCAACAAGCACTTCAGAGAGAGCGTTATTTTCAGCACAAGAATTACAAGACTTATCAGTTATACCGGGCATAAGCGGTAATCTAAATATTATAAATGATTTTGTAGCTAAAGTAAACACATACGCTGATTATAGGAGTATACCAATCAGCGACCTAGATAAAATAGAGAGAAAAATACAAACAGTTAGAGCGGTCTGTGTAACGATTCAAAATCTAGATATACAAAGTGGACTTGCTGTTGCCGGTAATTTCTTAGGAGTAGATATTAGAAGTGAAATACAAAAGCTAAATAAGTATGTAGATGCTACAAAGATCGTACCAACACTACGAGACATAAATAAGTCGCTTCGGTCATTTATTAAAATGGCTGAGAGACTGCAGACTATCATACGGTCAATACAGTTGATCATTAGGTTGGCAATCCTTTTAACAAAGGTTTTTAAATTTATAATAGCTTTCTTCATCGCAAATCCGTTACCAAACTTATTTACAACATCAGGTATACAGACAGCATTGGATGCGGGAAGAGAAGCAGCTCAGAAACAAACTGATGGTATAACAAGGCTGCTAAAGCAGATTAATGGACTGATGGATGCTATCTTGATATTTGTCAGATACCTCCTCACTAATGCAAACGAGCTGTTAATTAGATTGACTATCTTGTTACAAAATCTAGAGACCTGTGAGTCATTCAAGGATTCCGATATAATAGCAGAATTAGCTAGTACAAGAAATGCACTACAAACATTAAAAGAGCAACTAGAAACCTACATAACTAATTACGATTCAAAAAACGAATCAGAGAGCATCAGCTTTGGCGACTACACAATAGTCGTTGTTGATGAACAAGTAACTGATCAATCAATACCGAACAAACGCAGAAGAGGCATAGCTTTAGATAAAAACGAAGCGATAGTCGTTCAATCTGATCTAACTTTTGCAACGGATATACAAGTTATTATACAGGAAGTGCGGTTGAAGCTAATTTCAGCTGGGTTAGCACCAAGCCAGTATCAAGCACTAACTATTGACCAAGCAGCAATCCTAGCTGAGTCATCAAGATTCCTAGATACTGAAGACGAATCCCTAGACGATTTAACTGGACCGTTAACAGAGATAGATAGTCCAGACAACGAGAATGAAAACGAAGGTATCGGATTGAATGCCTTTATTAATAAGTTGAAAGGTGGTAAGAGATTAAGGCGTAGAGTAAGGAGAGCACAGGCTGAAGAAAAAGCCAAGTTGGCTAAATCACTACAAGCAGAAGATCCAAAGGGTAGCTTCACAAGTAAGACTACAGCCAAGTTAACAGCGTCCGCAAGACAGGATTTAATAGCTGCAGAAAAGATCAAAATAAGCTACTTAAGAGACGACATTCTCAAATTAGCAGCAGCCGGAGTTACACCAACAGTAGCAGCAATAATATTACAAAAAAGAAGTGAAATAAGAGCAGCAGAAAGAAAAATTGCTGAGTTAGAGCGTGGTGGCTAATTAAAGTTTTACGACTAAAATACATAAAAAGAAATATTTATAACTATATGGCAAAATTAGATTTACTTAGAAAGATCATTAGAGAAGAGGTAAAAGCTGTGTTTCAAGAAGAGTTAGCAGGTATCTTAAAAGAAGCTATTATGGTCAATAAAGGTGCACCTATCACAGAAGCGGCCAGACCTAAAAAACAACCACAAGTACCAGCAACACTTAATACAGCACAACCTAGAGTAATTGCTCCTAATTTAGGTGTAGGGAACCCCTTAAACAGCTTACTTGCTGAAACTGCTCAGTCGATGACAGACAACGATTTAGACAGTTTAGGTGGAGGAGCCGGTGTAGAAAGAGATGTACCTATTGTAGAATCAGTAAACGGAATGTTTGCATCAGCAAGACCTAGTTCGAACTTAGATGCAATAGAGATAAATGCGGTACCAGACTTTTCAGGATTGATGGCTAAAATGAAAGCAAACGGAGAAATTTAATGGCGTATAATTTACGAAATATAAATGTTTTAGATCTAAGACCATCAACTGGGGTCGGAGTTGCACTACCGTTCTCAAGTCCGTCAGTCTTTACAACGGTATATACTACTAAGGAGCAGCTAAAATATAACATTATAAATTTCTTACTAACTGATCCACGTGAAAGAGTATTTGTACCTAGATTTGGAGCAGGTATAAGACAGACATTGTTTGAGCAGATTAGTACAGAAACATTAGATAAGTTGGAAGCACAGATAAGGACAGGAGTAGAAAATTACTTTCCTAATGTGAGTATAACAACTCTAGATGTGGGTGGCAACCCGGACAGTAACTTAATAGTAATTCAATTTTCGTATACAATAGTTAATACGAGAGAATCAGATAATATAATACTTAATCTAAATGGCCAATAAGGATATAAAATACCTAAATAAAGACTTTGATAGCTTTAGGCAGGCACTAATTGAGTATGCAAAAGCATACTATCCAACCGCATACAACGACTTCTCAACTTCATCGCCAGGAACGATGTTTATTGAGATGGCAGCTTATGTTGGAGATGTATTATCCTTCTATTTAGATAATCAACTACAAGAAACGTTTATAGAGTACGCAAAGCAGACAAATAGCTTATATAGCTTAGCTTACATGTTTGGATATAGGCCAAAAGTTACATCTGCAGCTATTGTGAACTTAGACGTTTATCAAGAGGTCCCAGCAGACGCAGCCTACAATCCTAACTTAAACTATGCAATGACGCTTCAAGAAGGTATGCAAGTTAGATCCAACGTAAGCACAACTAATTTTTTCTATTGTCCAAATAAGGTAGATTTTAACGTATCCTCATCCGCCGATCCAATGGAGATATCTGTTTACACTACGGTAGGTGGTAATCCGAATACATATCTCTTAAAAAAGACAACACAAGCTATATCAGGTCAAGTTAAAACAGCAACATTATCTTTTGGAAGTGCTGAGAGATTTGCATTTAGAACTATTCAAGACGACAACATAATTGAGATACTTAGTGTATACGATAGCAATGGTAACAGATGGTATGAAGTACCATACTTGGCGCAAGATTACATTTTGAATCCAGTACAAAATACAGCTGTTAATTATCCGAGTCTATACCAGCAAGCAAATCAGGTACCGTACATTCTAGAAAAATTACCAGTACCTAGAAGATTTGTATCGAGGTTCAGCACCAGCAAGATATTAGAATTAGAATTTGGCGCAGGTGTTATTGCTGCATCAGGATCGTTACCAAATCCATTTAATGTTGGAATAGGTACAGTTAATGGATTAGATCTACTAACAACAGCTTTTGATCCAACAAACTTCGTATCAAATGATTCATACGGCTTACCACCGTCTAATACAACCCTAACAGTAACCTACTTGGTAGGTGGTGGCGCAAGTGCAAATGTGCAAAGTAACGAACTAACGAATATTGCACAAGTAACACCGTCATTCCCTAATCCAGTAAACCCAGCAATAGCAACAGCAATTCAAGGAACACTCGCAATTAATAATCCAGAGGTTGCTGTAGGAGGCGGAGATGGAGATAGTGCAAGTCAGCTAAAGTTAAATACACTAGCTAAATTTCCATCACAAATGAGAGCTGTAACGCAGCAAGATTATCTAGGAATGGTGCTTGGAATGCCAGCTAAATTTGGACAGGTAGCAAAGGCATATGTAACAAAGGATTCCGCTGTCTTTGCGCAATATTTATTGAATGAACCAGGGGAGACTGATGCACTAGCTACATCATTATATCTGTTGACTTACAACACAGACGGCTCTTTTACAAATCCAGAACCGGCATTACTACAGAATATTCAAACCTACCTAGGAGAGTATAGAATGCTGACCGATACAATTTTACTGAAACCAGCTTACATAATTAATATTCAAGTAGGTTTTGATATAATCATACGCCCTGACTACACAACGAGAGAGGTGTTAGCGATGTGCTTAACAACACTAAAAGACTATTTTAAAAGAGATAATTGGCAGATAAACCAACCAATCATTACGTCAGAGATCTACACACTTCTCGATAGAGTTGCAGGAGTGCAAACAGTACAAAACGTCACAATCAGCAACCTATCAGGATTATCAACAGGTTACTCTCAATATAGTTACGACATATCAGCAGCAACACTGAACGGTGTAATTTATCCATCACTAGATCCAAGTATCTTTGAAGTTAAATACCCAGACACAGATATTCAAGGACGAGTAGTAACAATGTAATTATGGCAATATATAAAATCTTTCCATCAGCAGACGCAACAGTCTATTCATCATATCCAGCTAAGAATACTGGTAGAGATGAAATATTGGAAATCTCAGCGAAGAATTCACAAGACCCGTTAAGGTTTATTGAGCGTAGTCCGTTGACAAAATCACCTTATTACAACTACGACTTAGCAGTAAACGATAACTATAGTATCCCACTTAGTGTTCCAGCAACACCAGATATTAGAAGACCACTACTACAATTCTCAAATGCTGACATATTAAAGTTACAAAACTTTGCATCACAATCAATTAGTGGATCTTGGAAAGCATCTTTACAGTTAAGTTTAGCAACTGCTCAAAACCTAAATACATTATACACCATTGAAGCTTACGCAGTATCGCAATCATGGGAGATGGGTACTGGAATGTACGCAAATGTACCGGAGCAGAGAAACGGTGTATGTTGGGATTATACAGGTCCATACAGCGGATCAGCTCCATGGTCGGGTAGCTACGGCATCAACGTATTGTGGCAAAACATAACAAATTTTTGGAACAACATTCCTGTAAATTGGAATAGCGTACCGCCAGCATTACCAAACGGAGGAGGAGCCTGGTATACCTATTACGGCGCAACACAGAGCTTTGATTACATGAGCAATAAAGACATCAATATGGATGTCACAAATATTGTAGATGCATGGATATCAGGATCAATACCTAACTATGGTATTATCTTAAAGCATCCATTTGCAATAGAAGAAAACTCAGGATCGTTTATAGACTTAAAGTTCTTCTCAGTCGATACTCACACAATATACCCACCAGCTATTGAGTTTAAGTGGGCCGACGCATACTACTATCCGCAAGGAACGAACTACGTACTAAACGATCAAATAACTGTAACACTGATCAATAACCCAGGAGAGCTTAGGCAGAACGAAGTTTATAAAATGAGAACAGGGGTAAGAAATACTTACCCAGCCAGACAATTTACAACATCCTCAGTCTATCTACAGAATTTATATTTTTCAGAGGAAACATACTGGGCAATACAGGATGCTAAGACGAATGAAATGGTAGTAGACTTTGATAGCGAATATACAAAGTTAAGTGCAGATAGTGTTAGTAATTATTTTACTTTATATACAAGTGGGTTGGAAATTAATAGATATTATCGTATATTAATTAAAACGAAGATATATTCGACTACCTTCGGACCACTATCAGTATACGATAATGAGCAATCAATTTATAACGCACTATCATTATACGGACCGGAGGACTTAAGGCTACTACCAGCAGAAGAAGTAATCTATAGTGGTCAAAATCTAATGTTTAAATTGATAGGATAGTATGCAACAACCAGTTAATTTAGTAAAAGAAGTATACGGACGTAACACTTACACGAGAGTAATCGATACGTCTTTTAGCGAACTATATGTAGAAGTTACAGGATCTGCAGCAGCAGATCAAATTACAGTTGAGCAGTTTTTTGACTTCTACGAGCAGCTCTTCTTCCAGATCCCTGTAACAGGAGCAGTGAACTCGCATGAGTATCTAGTAAAAAGAAGTAGCGAATACATAGGCGGTACTGTTATGACAGATAGTGAGTTGGCATACATTGAAGAAATTAATTCACTAAGACAGCAGTTGCTAGAAGCAAATCAAAACTACTTGAGTTTAAATAATATAGTATAATGGATATAGTAAAAGTTGCATATTTAGGCTCCGATGGCGAATACCAAGTATATCAACCATCTGACACGGCCTTAATAAACACTGCAAATATAACAAGAACTTTTGGTGGCTCAAGCGATTATATTGAGTACTATATTAAGGATCTATCAAACGCAGTGTTAGCAAGCAACTACAGTGCTACACAGTATACTATAGGCAGCGATTTAGACCCTACGACAGGAACTACGTCAGTACTATATTTAGATCCGGAAACAGACGCTAGAAACGCAGGGTATAATAGAGGTGTTGTTAATATAAAATACAACTTTTTCTCAAGACAGCTAGCATCTTCACAAGCTCAAACCTTTTGGATAAAGGAGATATCAACATCTAGAACTGAGATAAAAGTAGCTAGGCAAGACCTATCAAACAGTGATCTACAAGCAGCTTTCCTTAATTTTAACGCGGCACTATCAGCCGATGCATACTATCCAGATTTCCTACTGAACTTTGGATTGGACCGCCAGATTATAGGTGTAAATGCAGTATACGTTGAAGAAGGTCAAGATGCATACATCATCTTTAAGCTATACGAACCCTTACCAATAGAATTTGACATTAAGTCAACTTTCTGGGTCGTAACAACAGTAGCAGACCCAGCAGAATTTAATGTATCAATAGAGGCTGAACCAGAACCAGAAGCTGCCGCTTTCCAGTTGAGAGGCCCTAACTTTAAAGTGCCAATCAATGATGCTGTAAGCCAAACAACACCGTATTATAACTACACCTCTCTTTTTAGCACAGCGGTAACCTCATCATATCAACAGTTGCAGTCGTTGATGGATGAAAAGGGTATTCAAATTAACGTCGATTATAGTAGTTTTTCAAACTTTATCCACTTTTCCTCTGCAACAGAGAGATTATCCAACTTTGAATACAAACTACAATTAATTGAATCGGCATCGGCTGGACTACAAACAACAAACACAGCAGCAGCAAAGATAGCACTTCAAAACACTATTGATAACATAATAACGAAGTTTGATGGCTACGAGTACTACCTATATTACACATCAGCTTCCACAGCATGGCCTAAACAGAATAGTACTCAACCGTACACACTATATTCAGTAACATCATCACAAGCTAGAAATTGGCTAGGATCGATTAATACAGTACCTACTTCAACAACAATGAGTATGTACTACTTAGCATCCACCTATGATGATAGCAACAAAGACCTACTAGAATATACAACCCCAGCATATATAACAGATGACTCAAGTAACGAACCTTACTTGATATTCCTTAACATGATAGGTCAACACTTTGACAACATTTGGATTTACTTAAAGGATGTTTCAAATAGGTTCTCAGCAGAGAATAATCCATTTGTAGGTATATCAATGGATCAAGTGGCAGATGCACTTAGAGGGTTAGGTGTAAAGTTATATACAAATACTAGCATATCAAATAACATATACTATTCAATGCTAGGTATCAATCCTAATGGCAGCTTACTACCGCCAACAGGATCAGAAGTAATAACCAACTACATAACATCAAGCATTGCTACTTTACCGAATACACAAATAACCAACGAAATATACAAACGCCTGTACCACAATATAGCCTACTTGTTAAAGACAAGAGGAACCGAAAGAGGTATTAGAGCGCTAGTAACGACCTATGGTATACCAAACGACGTTCTACAAGTACACGAGTACGGTGGATATGACTACCAACTAGTACCAGGAATACAAGAACTAACACGCACAAAGATACTAACTAGTAGTTTCACGCCACAAATAAAGTCGGATCTACTAACTACCAACACAACAATACAGCTTTATCAGAATAATTTAATGAAGAGCTCTATTGATCTCGAAATAGGTTTCTCACCTGCCGATTCCATTAACGCAGCAATAACCTCATCTGGAATGATAACATCATCAGCCCAGCCAGGTTATTTCAACATAATGCAGCTGATAGGTGATCCGCAACTACAGTATTCAAGCTCCTATACGCCATTAGAGAACTTAAAAGATGCGTACTTTGCTGCAAATTACACAAGTAGATACAATGTTTGGGATTTTATTAGATTGATTAAATACTATAACAACTCTCTTTTCAAAATGCTAAGAGATTGGGTACCTGCAAGATCAAGCGCAGCAACCGGTATTATAATCAAATCGCATTTACTTGAAAGAAATAAGTACCCAAGACACGAGCCTACGTACATAACGAGCTCCAATGAGGGGTACTATCAAATGGTGATCGTATCGGGCTCAGGAGGAGGATGTATAACAACATCAACAGGATATATTCAAGCAATCCCAGTACAATATAATTACACAGCATCTGCTCCACTAGCACTAGCTCCTGGAACAGTCTACGTAGCATCAACTGATAACGTACAGCAGTATAACGGAGAGCTTAGTGGTAGTAGTATCTTAATGGTCGAGCAACCCTTCGATCAACAAGAAACATCAACGTACAGTAATCCACCAACATCATCTATTCGAGGTAGGTCGCAAATAATGTTCACAACCTACTCAGTGAGTCCGTTATTTGAGAATGTATCGGGAGCAATACTATCGCAAAGATTTTTAGATCTAGACTACAATGGATCACAAGCTACTCCAGTTAACTACGGACTAATAACAAAGTCACTAGAGGAAACTGCTTTGACAGGATCGGTTATACAGAGTCAACAACCGTACTCACAATATGCACAGCTACAAGACTTCAACTATTACTTACAATCCTCGATAAATGCAAGATATAGCGGATCGACATTGATAGGCAGGAGATACAACGTATACACTAACGGCGACTTATCATACGGAAACGAGCCTGTAATAAACCACTATACCAATAAGTTAGGATTCTTTACTCAGATAGAAACAAGCTCATTCCTACCAGGTAAAGTAAATGCTAAGATGGCATACTTGGCAGATGTATCAGGCGGATTGTTAGAATTGAATCAAAATAATAAGAATTGGCAGGATGTACAAAACACATTTATAGCAGGAACAACGCTAACAATTAAGCAGTTCGATAGTCAAAAGTATGGCAACCAATCATCAACGGACGGTGTAAAAAGAGTCTTTAATAGTGGGTATTCGTATACGCCGAGACTATACTACAATACATCTACGGATACTGATTTATATTTTCAGTATGCTGGTGAGGGGGAATCAGATACTTTCGTAGCAACTAACAGTCCAATTCCTGCACCATTCCCGGAAGATAACTCTTATATATCAGGTGTTCCAACACCTTTTTACAAACCAACAGGTCCAAATAATATAGTATACAATTTCTTTGGAGCATTCGATTCTGGAACAGGCTACGAGACGGGAAGCAAAACAGCTCCAGCATTTCCAAAATTTACAGCATCTCAAGCAGCAATTAAAAGTTTTAGAACAAAGCTTCTAATATCGGTACAGTTTACTAATGTTGGTCAAACAGCACAGTTGCAGTGGCAACTAGCAAAGAACGGTGGCTCTAACTACTACACTACGAGTAGTATAGTAACTGCTACGCAAGATCCACCAGTACCAACCGTATTATTTTTATGGTATGGTAGTACCCAGAACCAAACAAACGCTATAGTAGCTGCACCATCTGGCCCAGTGACTTTCCTAGCTGGACCTTTCACTACATATCGGAAAAGTCCATACATACAGAACGCTACTCAGACATTGTTAGGACAGTCAATGGGAACTCCAGGATCGTGGATAGAGCTACAAAATTATACGCTAATAGCTAGAACTTCCACCGGCTTTCAAACTATCGTTCAGCCTGGAATTGTAAGAAGAAGTTCAGACTTAAATAATCCAATATTTGCTAGAAATTTACCACTATGGAATGAGCAACCGTCACCAATCAATCCATATTTTGTTCATGACACCCTGCAAGGTGTTACAAACCCAGGATTATTCAAAACTCTAACATTCGATCAAACGAGTACACCTATACGATTAGAGCCGTCTGATTACGTTGAATTTAAGTATCGGTTTATACCATCAACATCCAGATACACAGCATCTGTAGCACCAGGCCAGAATAGTTTACTTACAGCTATAACAGCAGGAGGTGGCACAACGTATGCATCTGCATCAGCAGGATCAGGTTTTATAACCAGTATCATAAATACGACAACAGCAGAAGCATCTATTACATTTAACAACTCCATATCGCAGTATACTGATTATGAATTTGTTCCTTATTTTGAATCAGGATCAACGATTTATTCAAGCAGCTTATACACGCAGTATGGGGATGTGAACTCACAAATGGCTCCAATAGCAGGTGATACGATGGTATTACAGGACGACAACGGTACAACTCAGACATATGAGGTACTCTCGTCACAAATACAGCAAACATCGCCAACATCGCCAAGATCAATGGTAGTAGATGTTGTACCTAATGTCGTAACAAATTGGGTAAATGATCCATCTCTAATCACAAGAGTTCTAATTTTAAGAAAATATAAAGACGAACAAAACATAGTATTGACTTTTAACAAACAAACAGGAGCAACATCGTACGGATTCCTAATACCAGATCAAACGAACCCGACTGTAACAGCTCAAATTAATACACTGCAATCTGCGATACAATCACAATTATTGGAAAATCAAAATACACCAGGGTAGTAAATAATAGAACTTTTGACTAAACCATATATTTATAAGAAGAAAAACAATTAAAACATGGGATATTTAAGTAACACATCGGTTGTTGTAGATGCTATATTGACTGACAAAGGTCGAGAACTACTAGCACAGAATAACGGTTCATTTCAAATTACACAATTTTCACTATCGGATGACGAAGTTGATTACACTTTGTATAATCCAAACCATCCATCCGGATCAGCGTTCTACGGAGAAGCTATTGAGAATATGCCAATTGTACAAGCATTCCCTCAGTCAAATGAGATTATGAAGTACAAGCTAATCACATTACCGAGAGGAACAGCTAAGTTGCCTGTAATTACTGCAGGTAGACCGTCAATCATTTTACCACAAGGTGGCTCAACTACAATAACACCACAAACTCTTAATTACCTAGGTGCAACTTCGACCTTCGAGCAATCAGGATATGTTGCAACAATTGGAGATGTGAGAACAACTGCAGCATTTAACGGAGTTGGTATCAACACAGCTCAGGCAACAACCTTGAATGCCGCTACTCAAACAGTTGGAACAGAAGTATCTAAGACGGTGATTGGTACAAGTATTAACATTACAGCAACGACTGTGAATACTTTATTCGGCTCCAATACAACCTTATACACGACCTTGACAATTGTCGGCCGCGATTCAGGTGCAAGATTATTTATCCCAGTTCAAATAACAAGATCATAATAATATAATATAATATGTCATTTACAAGATTCGCTCCAACAGACTTTGTAATAAGCTCTGATTCTGTAACAGCTCCTGCCTGGAGTACTAACCTTACAGTACTAACTCCTGGTAATTTTAATGTAGCACCTCCGCTACCAAGTACAACCATTACAGCCGGAGCCTTCTACTTAAACGTATACCAATTACCAATAGGAACTAACGGATCAGCCGTACAATTCGCAATTGCTTACGGTAATATTAACGGGTCTGGATCGATCCTATATAATCAACTAGTACCGGGAGTGTCACCGTCTTTATCAACTTATAAGCAGTATAAAACCTTGATATACGGACCTGAGTTATCAGGCTCTCAAGGCTTTAATTTTGGTGGTGCATCTACACAAGCTCCTGAGATCTATGCACTTAACGTCGAAAGAAATAGATATAAAGGCAGCCTATTCCCAGGAACTTTTAACTTACAACTTACAGGTCCAACCGGAACAAAGATACAACTATGTGATGATAGTAGAGATACAACAGTAGTAAGCTACTTAGACTGTGGTAGAGTTTTCAATATAGTATCAGGTTCCTACGGAAACGCTGCAGCAACAGCCGCAGCTAATCAAATAGCTCCAGGCTACACAGCGTCTGGATCATATGGCTTGTTCTTACCTGACATAGGTACAATTATTCTTAACGTAGGTGCTCTTAAATTATCAGCAGTATCAGGAGGAATCGCCTTCCAAAACGATACTAGAAATTACGGAGTAGTTTCGTTCAACGCATCAGCATCATATACCTCAACAAATAACACAGTACTATATAATGCGTTAAATACTGCTGGATACTTTCAACTGAACTCGGAAGAAACTATTTCATCAGATTACGTATTTGTAAGAGTGGCAAACGGAGACTATAATTACTCATCAAACCCAAGCTTCACTTCAGGATCAGGTAACGTATTGTTTGATACAATGGTATTCAGTCCACAGACATATATTACAACTATAGGTATGTATAATGATAACACAGAGCTACTAGCAGTAGCAAAATTATCTAAACCTTTAGTTAAGGATTTCACAAAAGAAGCTTTAATCAGAGTTAAGTTAGACTGGTAATAAAAAAATATAATGAGTAGATCGTCAAATAGCCTTAGGGTATCAGATGTTATAACTACTCCAATTAAACTAAAGTATACTTCTTCATACGACTGCAATACAGCACCTGGAGTAGGTATAGCGGTTTACAAAGGAGTTAATGGAGCTGTGACAGTAACAGGGTCAGTGCCTGAAGAGACGCTGATTTACAGATCAATCAGGCAACTTTTTTATTCAAACTACCTCACTGGGTCAGTAACTACCGCACAACTATCAGGCTCCTATCTAACCACCACATCCAGCTTTGATAATTCACTACAATCGTCAGCAGCATTCGGAACAGAGGATGCAGATATAAGAAATTTTCCAACAGGATCAGGAGATAGCATTATTGCAATATCAATCCCTAGAAACGTATTCGGTCAACAAATCTCAAGATACGGCTTCTGGGCTAGCTCATCACTGGGTGTTATTGTAGACGATGGAAACGGTAACTTGTTGGATATATCAGCACTTCCATACGTTATACAGCAAGCCTACGTACCTGAATTTACAGATTGGTATGTATACGGTCCAGTAACGCACGTAGGTAATGTCTTATATAAACAAGGATTTGCAGTAATAACAAACCCTAATTATCAGAATGTATTCCCTATAGCACCGACTGCAATACCAGATTTTGGAACATATGCAAAATCAACTGTTCCAAAAACAATTAACGTTATAGCAAACGATATAGCAGGGAGTGGCACAATAGTACCATCCTCAGTAGTACTATATGGAAGTAATGCACCGTTATTTACGAACAATTTAGATGGCACTATCACACTCAATTCAACAACAATTGGAACTTACACAGTAGATTATACTGTAGATAGTACTTTCAACGAGGGCTGCCTACTAACAAGTAATCGTGGTAGAGTAACTATTACAGTGACACCTGATCCGTGTATATGTAGAACATATTACGTACAGTATCTAGGACCTACTGCAGCAACATTTACATACACTGCGTGTAGTACGGGCAATACAGAAACGGTCCAATTAACGAATGATGATAATCAAATAGAAGTCTGCGTTTGCAACAACGAAATAAATTACGATCCAATACTATTTAACGTTAGTCTATTATCGGGAATAGGCTGTATAGCAGATTGTTTCTTAGCAGGTAGTGTTATAGTACCAACTACAACAACGACAACAACAACAAGTACAACAACTACAACGACTACTGCACCGCCAACTACAACAACAACAACAACAAGTACAACGACTACAACGACTACTGCAGCAGTGACATGTACCTACTATAGATTAGCATCACCGTTCGCACAGACAACCTTCCAGTACAGAGATTGTGATAAAAACGACCTACTACCTATAACTGTCAATTCTACAGCATCTCCTAAATTTGTTTGTGCTAGAACAGGAACCGTAGTAAGATTAAGTGGCTTCGGTTCAGCAACACCACAAGGACCATGCCCAACCGGTACAACAACAACTACGACAAGTACAACAACTACAACGACTACTAGTGGCATACTATATTATTATTATAACGCAAGGCAATTCGACTCAGAGAACTGTGAATCATATGGAGATCAGTTTATAGTGAGATCTACTACACCTATTACAGAGCCATTTGTATGTACTAGCTTTGGATTAGCTCAACTAGAGGGGGGAGCTACTGGACCAACATACAATGCTGAAAGAGCAGGTGTTCAAGGTAGTCACCCATGTCCAAGTCAAGGCTTTGTTGATATCGTCTGTTAATAAAACTAATTAAACTCTAAATGGCACAGTATTATACAGTACAAGTACAATTAACAGCCAATGGTCTTGGAACAGGACCGTTCGACGTATATTCCGTGGATGCAAATGGAAATCTAATGCTACTAGCAATAGGTGTACCACCAAGTGGTTTTTTAGGTAGTGGTTTTACAGTACAAGTACCAAGAAGTGCTGTCTCAGTTAGAGTTCAATCAACAAATGCAACATGTGATAACTACCAAGACATACCAATACCTATACAGTATTTCAGAAGTACGTGGACAACAACGGTCCCTTACGAACAAATTAGCTTACCACTTACAAGCAACGGTACATATGACTTTTACGTTGATTGGGGCGACGGAAGCCCAGTCGTAAATGTGACAACTTGGAATGATACGGACGCCTTTCATACATACGTGGTAGCGGGCACATACACTGTTCAAATTTACGGAGTAATTAATGGTATTGGCTGGAACATAAGCGTTAGTGAGAGAAAATTAACAAGTATACTAGAGTGGGGACCACTTAGATTAGGAAATGATGGAAATTACTTTAAAGGGTGTACCAATCTAGATTTATCAGCAGTAACGGACACACTTATTTTAGGGAATACAACGAACTTGAGTGGAATGTTTGAGGACTGCATAAGTCTCACAACAATTGCTAATATTACTAGTTGGAATACAATTAGAGTGACAAACATGGCAAGTATGTTCAAGAACTGTGAACAGTTTGACGACGATGTTAGTGGCTGGAATACGAGTAGGGTTAAAGACATGTCATATATGTTCTACAACGCAATGGTATTCAATCAAATCCTTAACAGCTGGGATACCAGTCTTGTTAGAGATATGTCATACATGTTTGCGTTCGCTACTACATTTAACACAATACTACCAAACTGGAATGTCACAAATGTTCAAAACATGGCAGGGATGTTCCAAGGTGCTAGCTCCTTTAACAGAGCACTATCTAATTGGGAGAGAGTTGGATCGACGCTAGCAAACGTGACAAATATGAGCGATATGTTTAGAGGAGCTAGTCTCTTTAATCAAAGCATTGGCAATTGGAATGTGAGCAATGTAACAAACATGTCAGGTATGTTCAGTGCAGCAGCTTCGTTTGATCAAGATTTGACAAGCTGGACTACAACCGATGTAACAGACATGTCTTATATGTTTAGCGGTGCAGCAAATTTTGGAGCTGTCCTAGGTGATGTAGCAACTTGGTATACTAACAATGTTACTACAATGAAAGCTATGTTCCAAGATACGCCTTTATACAATAGTCCGGTAGGAGCATGGAACGTAGCTAAAGTAACAGATATGTCTTACATGTTTAACGGTGCAACTGTATTTAACAGACCGTTATCAACGTGGAATACTGAGCTGGTTACTGACATGTCGCATATGTTTGAAGACGCAACTGCTTTCAACTATAGTATATCAACTTGGAATACATTGAGAGTAACTAACATGAGCTATATGTTTAAGAATGCTACTAGCTTCAATCAACCAATCAATACAACCCCTAACACAGCTATATGGGAAGTAGCATTTGTTACAAACATGGAGTCTATGTTCCAAAACGCTACTAATTTCAACCAACCAATCAATAATTGGAATGTTACAAACGTTAGAAACTTTATCAACTTCATGGCTGGTAAAACATCAGCTAATTACTCAGCAGTTAATTACGGTGATATATTGAATAGTTGGTCATTAATAGAACTACAACCAGACCTGACTGTAAACTTTGGAACAATCCAATATCCATCATCAGCAGCAACAGCTAGAAACAACATAATAGCTGATGCTACTTGGAATCTAATTGATGGTGGACAATTATAATAAGGTAGTTGTGATATTTATATAGGAAGAAACTACAAAAAATGGCATTAACACTCAGACTTACCAAAGGATTACCACTCACATACCAGGAGCTGGATGATAACTTTTTATACCTATCATCCTCGTTTATATCAAGTGCTCAAACGAGCTCAATGACTGTATTGAGCAGTAGTTACGCATTTACAGCGTCCTATGCTCTAAATAGTAGTGGAATATCTACTTTTCCCTACGTAGGAAATGCTGTAATATCAGGTAGTTTATTAGTATCGGGAAGCGGTGTTACCATAACTGGATCACTAAATGTAGACGGAACAACAAGGTTAAGAGATACAGTAATTACAGGCAGTCTACGACTATCAGGAAGTGGTGCTACTATAACTGGATCGCTAAATGTAAACGGACCAATAACAGCATCAAGTGCCTTAATTAACGGTACTCTAACGACAGTTACACTCTTTACACAGTTTGTAACATCGAGCGTAGACTACGTAACAGGCTCATCAAGATTTGGTAGCCTCCTAACAAATACACATGAATTTACCGGATCACTACGCGTAACCGGGTCTGTTAATTTTAGATATCTAGATAACGCGGGTGCTAATAATGTACTGGTGTACGACGAAACGACAGGAGACGTCTACTACACAGCATCATCAGCTTTTGTGGCAGCACCAACCTTTCCTTACACAGGTGATGCAGTCATTTCAGGCAGTTTACTTGTATCTGGCAGCGGAGCTGTAATATCAGGATCGCTGAGTGTAAGCCAAGGAATAACTGGATCTTTATTTGGCACAGCTAGCTATGTAACTGGCTCAATATTCACATCGACAAATCCAGCTTTAAGTAGTTCATACGCTCTAACGAGTTCATATTCGGTAAGCTCATCGTACGCTTTGACTAGCTCATATTCGGTAAGCTCATCATATGCTTTGACTAGTTCATATTCGGTAAGCTCATCGTATGCACTAACTACAGCAACTGCTACAACATCATCATATCCGATAAATGTAACAGGTAGTACAATATACACAACAGCACCGGTATCGATAACTACTTTCTCAACTCAAAATACACAAAACGGTATATTTTTAGGACGAAACGCAGCACAATCAGTAGTAAGCGCCTCAAACTCGAATTTTATAGGAAATAGTGCAGGCTTTCAAGCAACAAACGCAGCCAGCTCGAGCTTCATAGGAACAAATGCAGGATATCAAGCAGTGAGTGCAATCCTATCAAACTTCCTAGGATTTAATGCAGGGTATGGTGCAACAAATGCCAGCGGTTCTAATTTTATAGGAATAACTGCTGGATCAGGATCGACAAATGCATTTTATTCTAACTTTATAGGAGATTCCACCGGCTTACAAGCAACAAGTGCATCATACTCCAACTTTATAGGTAGCGATGTAGGTAGAAGTGCAACGAACGCATCACATTCAAATTTTATTGGACGTCAGACAGGCCAGAGTGCAGTAAATGCGTATTACTCAAACTTTATAGGATATGCTGCTGGTATATCCGCTTACAGCGCATCTAATTCAAACTTCATAGGAAGTAATGCAGGCGGTCAAGCAACGAACGCATACAATTCAAACTTTATAGGAAGTAGTGCAGGGAATGATGCAGCGAATTCGTATAATTCAAGCTTTATAGGAGGTAACACAGGAAACGGTGCAACCAATGCAAACAACTCGGTTTTCATAGGAACAAATACAGGCCTCCAAGCATTTAGTGCATCCTTCTCAACATTCGTAGGGGACTCTGCTGGTACACAAGCTGCAGGAGCAGATAATACAACAGCTGTCGGATACGGTGCAGGCAACAATGCAACCTTCGCATCTCGATCAGTATTTTTAGGAACATTTGCTGGTTATTATGCAGCTAGCGCATCATATAACATTGCAATAGGATATCAAGCAGGTTCAACAACAGATTCCATTCGTACAGTAGGAAGTAATAACATTATAATTGGAAACCACATCAGCCTACCAAGCGGATCTAGAAACTCCATCAACATAGGAGGTGTGATCTTTGCAACTGGGTCCTATTCAAATACCTCAACTGTATCCTCAGGATCAGCAGGCGGTAGAGTTGGTATTAATATTGTATCACCAAGCGCATCATTAGATGTATCGGGATCTGCTAGATTCAATCACGGCATGGTAATACTAACACAAGTATCACAAAGCTTGAATTTTGCAGACGATACTGCAGCCGCAGCAGGTGGAGTACCGTTAGGAGGGTTATATAGAAGCGGAAACTTTATAGCAATAAGAATAGTATAAAATAAAAACAGATGCCACTAATATTATCAGGATCAATTGACTTAACAGGATCGATCATAGCAACCAGAGGATTTACAGGATCATTACACGGTACAGCATCCTACGCTCTAGAAGGACCATTAGGTTCAGTGCGAACAACTGGAAGTACAATATATTCATATGACCCGTCAACCACGGGCGTTAATACAACGGAATCGATCTTCTTAGGTCTAGATGCAGGGTATAATGCAACGCTAGCAAACAACTCAGTGTTTTTAAATACAGGAGCTGGATACGGTGCAACAAATGCAGCTGAGTCAAACTTTATAGGATATCAAGCGGGTGGTAATGCAACAAACGCAAACATATCAAACTTTCTAGGATACCAAGCAGGTCTAAGTGCAACAAACGCCCAGTATTCCAATTTTATAGGTCTGAATGCAGGCCGTCAAGCAACGAACGCGTATAATTCAAACTTTATAGGAGCCTTAGCAGGTTTCGGAGCAACTAACGCAGCGAACTCAAATTTTATAGGAAGTAATACGGGCAACGACGCAAGACATGCAGACAATTCAAACTTTGTAGGAAATTCTGCAGGAAACCAAGCAGTAAGTGCATCTTATTCTACTTTTATAGGAACACAAGCGGGATATCAAGCAACAAACGCAGCCTATTCGACTTTCATCGGAAGCGGAGCAGGTGAAAAAGCGATTAATGCAAACTATTCAAATTTTATAGGAGCGGGGGTAGGTTACAGTGCCTCTGCCGCATCATCCTCGAACTTCATAGGCTACAACGCAGGTGCGTACTCAATAAATGCATCCTACTCGACCTTCATAGGATACTACGCAGGTTACGAAGCTACACAGGGACCGAGGAGTGTAGGCATCAACAACATCATCATCGGTACAAACATTACATTACCAAGCGGATCTAGAAACTCAATCAACATAGGAGGTGTGATCTTTGCAACTGGATCATACGGTACAACCACAGGAAATCCATTCTCAGGTTCAGTACAAAGTGCGAGAGTTGGTATCAGCACTCGGACACCGTTATATACGCTACATGTAAGCGGTACAGTTGGATTTCCAAACCTAACAGACTCAAATACTGCCGATAAAGTCGTACTGATGGATAATAGCGGACAGTTATTTATAACAGCTTCATCAGCGCTGAGTGTAGTCAGTACAACACCAATGCAAATAGCAACAGGGTCAGTAACTGCCAGTGTAAACATAGGTGGAGGAAATGTATTTACTGTTGCAAGCGCTAGTATAACAGAGTTTGCTGTGGCTGGAACGGGTGTAACAATAGGCAACGCACTAACAGACGTACACAGAGTGACTGGATCAATAAACGCAACAGGTTCTTTAAGAGCGATTAATGGTGCAGGTAGCATGGCTACGAATCAATATGAGAATATAGTTAGTGAAAGAAACGGTGACCTAAAGATGGGAGTATACACATCAGTTGCTAACTTTACCTCAGGAGGGGCTGCCATAGCATTTGGATATAGTAATGTAACAGCCTCCTCAACCTACTATCCTGGATTTGAAATACAGATGTTTGGTAGCAATACTCAATCGCAAAATAGAGTTAGATTTAATTCTTTAGAAAGAAACACAGCTGGTCTCGTACTCGGCTCTTATAATGATATATTGTCAATTTTTGATGACGGTAGAGTAGCTCTTAGTGCATCACTATCTGGAACTAAAACTGGAGGAAACGGATCTAAATTAATAGTAGGAGCAACATCCTCAGCATATACTTTTGACGTAGACGGTGATGGCAACTTTAGAAATAATTTAACGGTAACAGGCTCAACTAATTTATCAGGCTCAATATATTTCCCAGACCTACAAACACCAGTAACACTACCAACAAACATTTTAATGATTAGTAGTAGTGGACAAGTATTTGCTACAGCATCAACAGCAGTGCCGAGTCGCGATCCATACTACATATCAGCATACAGTACATCATCTCAGGATCTTACCACGGCAGACACCTATCAAGCTATAGCGCAATTACAAATACAAAACTCATTAGGAATAACATACGATAGTAGCGATGGATTTTATGTACCAACTACTGGTGTCTATAGAGTAGACCTATCAATAACTGTTGGTGTAAGTGCTGGTGAAGTAATAGTTACGGGAATGCAAACGAGACCTGGAAGTTACATAGGTTGGAGCGATATGCCGATTACATATAGAATATACGAGGTATACACACCTGACGGCGCAGTTACAAGTACTAACTATAGCAGTATACTAAATTTAGATGGATCACGATATTATAGATTTATATGGAAAGGAGTAGCCGATCCATCTAGTGGTACAACGCTAATAGGAAGTGGGTCAGTAGCATCCAACATTACAGGACTGTACCCAAGTGCCTATACATATGCATCAGCCCTAATTAATATTACTGAAGTGGCTAATAACTATTATCCTATAACATAAAAACAAAAAATATAATACACTAAAAGCAACATAGCTCTTCGTTTAGATATATACTAAGCTATTTATTATAAAATAGTTTATGAAAGAGTTACGGTACATGTGCGTTCAACCACGCCTAGTCTACTATGCATGGCAAGTTGAAGTTGCAATAAACAACTTCCTAAAGCATGGAATAGATGGAAGTAAGATTGATATCCTAGTTGCTTGGAATCCGATAGACGGAACCAACACTCAAGAAGCAGTGAGTGCTTGGGATAAATTAAAAAAGCACTATACAACTGTTAATTTTCACTTCTACAGAGACACAAGACCACACCCAATTCACTACATTTCATCAGTCCGCCCCAATATCTTGAAGCAGCACTTTGAAGCTTACCCTGAATTGAAGGATGCTGCGATATATTATCACGACTGTGATGCACTATTTACACGAAAACCTACTTTTGATCATCTACTAAACGACGATGTTTGGTACGTTAGCGACACAAACAGCTACATAAACTACACGTATATCCAGTCAAAAGGCTACGGTGTTTATGAAAAGATGTGTGAGATAGTTGGTATCGATCCGGAAATACCTAAACAAAACAACGCACACTCAGGAGGTGCACAATACATTCTTAAAAATGTTGATGCAGACTACTGGCATAAGGTTGAAAGAGATGCTGAAACTATGTTTTTTGAGATTAATAAAATAAACTACCAGGTAAAAGAAACAGAACCTAACTACCATGAACTGCAAATATGGTGTGCAGATATGTGGGCAGTGCTATGGAATAGCTGGTTGAGAGGTAACGAAGTCAAAGTAGTCCCAGAACTAAACTTTGCATGGGCAACAGATCCGGTTGAAAGATGGGATGAATGTCCAATCTTTCACAATGCAGGTATTGTGTGTAACTGCGGTAGAAAGTTTTACAAGGGTTTGTACATGACTGAGCTACCATACAGTATACAACAAGAAGATTATAGCTCTAATAGCTGCACATATAACTATGTTAGAGAGATCATTGAAACAGCAAGTAAGTCGTGTCTAGTATAGTACTGCCATCATACGCAACTAACTACGGACTGCTACCGCTAACAACAGAAGCAGAGGCTCAAGAGCTAGGATTCACTTTTAGCCACAAGAGTAAAACAGATTACGAGTATGTTGTCTACTGGGGAACTAAGCCGTATACTGCTCAGTACGGCGATAGATACGGTGTGATGGAAACAGGCTTTTTTCACAACGCATCCTTTATAGATACAGTTGGCAACTACCAGACTATTTCATTAAACACAGCAGCTGGTTATAAGGCAGTGGCTGACTTTGATCTAGAAGATAAAAAAAGTGCTAGAGAGTTGATACAAAGTCTTCCAGCCCATCAGCAATCTAAATACAATGCAACATACAATGAAAGTGAGATCGCTAGCTGGACTGGCCCGGTCTTGATACTACAGAATCCAACAGATAGATCGATACTGAGCGTAACAAGTACAAAGAAGTACTTAGAGTTTGTAAGAGATTGCTGTAAATTTTACGGAGATAAACTATTTGTTAAATTTCATCCATGGAATTCTGGAGAAATCTACGCAGAGTTAGAAGCCATTGTAAAGCAGTATGGATGTAAGTATGGAAAAGCAAGGTTGAGTATAATAGACAATGCAGAATTTTGTGTATCCTTCAACTCTACTTTTGCAGTGGATGCGCTCCTAAAAGGAGTGCCGTACGTGCAGTATGCTCCAGGCACCTTCTACAATGCGTATGGAATAATTTATTCAAAAGAAGAATTTGTTACGAACGTACAACCAATAGAAGATGCTCACAGACTCTGCGATTTTCTTATTCATAAATTCTGTTTTAAAAAAGACATGGACAGGCAAAAATTTGCAAATATGATAAGACATTATGCAAAGAGTAAAGAGCTGTTTCCAATGACAGATGAGTACTCGTATGCAGCAAATATAGCTGTAGTTGAAGTAAAACAGTAGCAATAATCTATTTATAAGCATGCCAACAACAATACCATACCAACTAAGACTTACCTCTGAAACCACAATTTATCAGAACGAGGTTAAGTGTAGAGTTTTAGAAAACGACTTTAATTACTCACAGAATCCATCAGTATTTGCTAGGGTATCAGGTATAACCTCCTCAGCAGCATTACCGTTTTTTGCACCACCAGGGCAAACGGCTATAAATGGTCAAATTATAGATGGTACATTAGCTGATAATATTACGGGATCAGACTTCCGTCCATATGCAACTACCATAGGTCTTTACAATGAAAATAACGATCTACTAGTAGTTGGTAAATTGGCGACCCCATACCCGATCCCATCCAATACGGATATGACGTTCATAGTCAGATGGGATTCTTAAAACAAACTTATGAAAAAAAAGAAAAAGGTTAGTGCGAGAGCAAGAGCAATAAAGCACGGATACCGCAGCGGATTAGAAGAAGCGGTTGCAGAGCAACTACAACAACAAAAGATATATTACGACTACGAAGACAAAGCAAATACTGTAAAATATACAGTCCCCGCTAAAGATCACACCTACTTACCCGATTTCAAGCTATGGAACGGAATTATTGTAGAAACAAAAGGTAGATTCGTACTAGCAGATAGAAAGAAGCACAAGCTGATTAAAGAACAACACCCAGAGCTTGATATTAGATTCGTATTTAGCAACTCCAATACAAAAATATCCAAGAGATCAAAGACAACCTATGGCAGTTGGTGTGAAGCACTAGGCATACCGTACGCCGATAAAAAGATTCCGGACGCATGGCTGGAAGAACAGCCTGTTGCAAATACAAAGAAGAAGTAGTATAGTATAAGTTAAAGGTATACTATGAACGAAAAAGCACGGTTAGTATTAGGTTTATTACACACTGTTATTGGTAGATCCAAGCCATCTACGAAGGGTAATCACGCCTTCCATTGTCCTTTCTGCAAGCATCATAAACCAAAACTTGAGATAGATCCAACGACTGGCTTCTATAACTGCTGGACGTGTCAGCCTGCAACTAAGGGTAGAAATCTAGTATCATTACTCAAGAAACTACACGCAGATCCTACACAAGTAAGTGAAATGAGGTCCTACTTTCCAGATGGAAAAGGAGAAGAACAGAACAAAACTTACCAAGTGCCATCCTACGATAAAAATGGTAAACTAAACTACTACATCTCAAGATCATTCGAGAAAGATCCAGGAAGAAAGTATAATGCACCGTCTTGCAACAAGAATGAGCTGATTGGTTTTGAGTATTATATTAATTGGAAGGTACCAGTCATACTATGTGAGGGTATTTTTGACGCAATAGCACTCAAAAGAAATGCAATACCACTCTTCGGTAAGACGATTCCAAAGTCTCTTATGATGAAGCTCGTAGAGAATGATGTTAAAACGGTTTATCTTGCGTTAGATAACGATGCCTTAAAGGAAGCTATCAACTACTCACAACAATTATTAAACCTCGGTAAAGACGTTTATTTGATTGAATTAGAAGGAAAAGACCCATCCGATATTGGCTTTGAAAATATAACAAAGTATTTACACACAGCAAAGCAGCTAACATTCAGCGACTTGCTACTAAAGAAAATGCAACTATGCAGATAATTGAACAAAGAAGCCAGGAATGGTTCAAGATCAGAAAAGGTAAAATAACAAGCTCTGAAGTACATAAAATAATGGGCAAAGAGGGGTTTAGTGAGACAGCAAAGACCTACCTACTGGAAAAAGTATCGGAGTTTTACGGCGGTGCAGCATCCTCAGCCACTGGAATAGCCTTAGAATGGGGAACGAATTGGGAGCCAGTAGCGATAGAACACTACTCAGATATTACAAAAACACAAGTAGATAAGGCATCTTTTATAGTATACAACGACTACTACGGCGGATCTCCGGACGGAATAGCACCGCCTGAAGGTATTATAGAAGTGAAATGCCCCTATACATCTGCAAAACACTTTAAGCACGGCATGATAAAGACAGATGCAGACTTCAAAAAGATAGCATCCGACTATTACTACCAGTGTATTTCTAATATGATATGTGCAAATGCGCAGTGGTGTGACTTTATTAGCTTTGATCCAAGAGTAGATTCCGAGTATACTATGTTCGTTTACAGACTGAATCGTAATGAGGATGAGGTAAAAAGCATGATAGATAGGATTGAGCAGGCTGCAAAATACATGGAAGAGCTAAAAGAATTGTTTAAAAAACGTAATAACCAACTAATTACCGAGGTAGATCCGGCTCAATGATATTTATTATCATATGATTGACTACACATCAATAGCCAAATTAATAGTTGAAGAGATTGTAAACGAAGCAGGCATCTGCTTTTATCCAGCAGGTTTCAAGCCACCTCATAAAGGTCACTTTAAAGCTGCTAAAAATCTCACATCCAGAAATTATATAACAGAAGTAGTTGTTATAATAAGCAGAAAAACTGAAGAAGGCCTCACACCAGAGCAGTCACTGCAAGTGTGGAAGATGTTTTTGAAGGCAGAACCAAATCCAAAGATCAAAGTAAGAATAGCCGAAGAGGATAGTCCAGTAGAAGATATCTTTAAATACTTGGCAGGTAAAGAGGATCTAAAAGCAATCTACGTAGCAGGAGGAGAAGATGAGAAGGATGATCAGGAATACATGAAAAGTCTACGACAAAGATACCCAAACATTCTAAAGACAATCTCAGTACAGGAGAAGGATGGTAGAGTTAATTCGTACTACGTTAGAGAGCTTTTGAGAAAGCGTGATTATGAGGGATTCAAAACAACAATCCCAGAAGCAGCTTACAATAAAGGATTCGCTCCAAAAATATTTCAAATGCTGACAGCAACAATTCAGCCACCGGAAGAGCAACCAGAACCGCAAGAAGAACCAGCACCGGCTGAACCAGCAACACCTGAAGCACCACCTATACCTAAAGCACCACCTATACCAAATGAACCAAAACAAGCTTGATATAATAAAACACTTTATTAGATACTGTAAAGAAGAGTTAAACATACAGTCGCTACCTGTGATTAAACTGATAAATGATAGAAGCTTTGTTGAGCAATTTAGATCATACGGTGAGTATAGTGTGCATGAGAACCAAATAAGACTGTACTACCCAGGCAGAAATTTAGCAGATGTGTGTAGAAGTTTGGCACATGAACTGGTACACCACAGACAGAACGAGCTTGGTATGATCGCAACTAACTCAGGTGATACTGGATCGGAGATTGAGAACGAAGCAAATGCGATGGCAGGTATCTTAATGAGAGATTACGGTAAGCTGAATTTAAGTGTTTATGATCTAGATGCGTCATCGCAGATGATGAGCGAAGCTAAGATCAAACCAGAAAATGAAATATTCTCAGCATACAACGGTAGGTATTTGTTTGATGTAACAAGGGCTTACCAAATGATTGAGTCAGGAAAGGTTAAAAGCAACATTAAGCCATTCAAGCCATATATGATGAAGCAGTTATCACATCCTGAGTTTAGTGTAGCAGAACCTACAAAGGTAGCTGCTATGAAGATAGATTACAGCAAGCCAATTGGAATCGTAGTAAAGTTCGAAGATCCAGAATCAAAAAAGACAGAGTGGATCTTGATAGACGGTAATCACAGAACAAGAAAAGCATCTGAAGAAGAGCAAGACGGCTTATTCTATGTCATAGCTGATCCAAAGGATGTAAATAAATTCATGAAAATCGATACAAGCAAAGCACACCAACTATTTCCAGACGACGACGAATAATAATAATAAAATAAAATGTTATGGACAATAATTTAAAGAAAGAATTTGCACCAAGAGATGTGCAAAGAATGAGAAACATCATCACAGGTAACACAGGAGATGCAACACAACTGCAAGCTGGCTGGGAAAAAGAGAAGAAGAGCTACGGAGAAGGTGATATCTGGGAAGAGGGTGGCAAGAAATGGACTATCAAGAGCGGCATAAAGCAGACAGTTACCAAACTCGATAAGATCAAAGAACTAGTTTTAATGCCTCTCTCCTGTCCTAATTGTGGGGGTCTTATGAAAACGCACGATATTGAGAAGAAAATGTGGAACATCCACAAAACCTGTTTTGACTGTGTCATCAGCTGGAGAAGTAGAGAAATGGGGAGGAGGAGACAAGAAAGCTATATACCAACAGGTAAAAGAGCGTATAGCTGAACTTAAGAAACTTGATATTTATAATCAAAATAACTCACAATAACATGCCAGCAGTATCAAAAGCACAACAACAAGCAGCAGGAGCAGCTTTAGCAGCTAAGAAAAAAGGAAAAACAACAGATCTTAAAGGCGCAGCTAAATCAATGGCTAAGATGTCTAAAAAAGAATTAGAAAAAGTAGCATCTACAAAGCACAAAGGATTACCAAAACACGTAAATGAGTCTATTGAAGAAGCCCAGCAGCCTGAAATGGTAGACGAAGTTGGAAGTTTTTGGGTAGTGACTAGACCAAACGAAGGATCAACAATGGAAGATATCGTGTTTGAGTCAAACGTATTACACTTTGCAAATCAGGTTAGAGGTGGCTTGTACGAGGAAGAGGTAATCGGCATTTACAAAGAGGAGTCAAAAGCTGTAAAAACAGCTGACCAGCTTATTGCAGCTATCCAAAATAAACTAAAAGAAATCGAAGATAAGAAGCATACAGTAATTTCTAAAATTGAAGAAACAATTAAGAAACTGCAAAAAGAAGTTAATCGCTGCATGGATGAGGGTAATGACATGAAAGCACAAGAAATGCTACAAAGAATCGCAGAGCTCCGCAGTAAGCATCAAAGGGTTGAGGCATCTAAAAAAGAAATCGAAAAAGAAGAGGAGTAATGAAACAATCAATCAACGAATCAAGAAGATTACAAGAACTAGCAGGTATTGTTGGTGAGGAGGAGTTTAATCAAATAGATGAACCCGCTGACCCGGAGCAGGTAGACGACGTGCCATCTGTTAGATTATACGTGGATGATAACAATAAATTAAAACTTGAAATAAGCGCTTTCTACCACGGTCCAGAAAACCATAAAATACCACTGTTAGTAGGCAATAAAGTACTACAGGATTTACTATTAAAAGCATTTCAAGTAGAGTCGCAAAAAATGTTTAGAAGTGTTGTACACAGCATACTAGGCATCCCATACGGATTACCAGAAAATAAAGATAAAAAATAATGGAACAATACGCACAATTCATCAGCACGCTGTTTGCATCACGCACACAAGCTCACATCTTTCACCTACAGACAACTTCATTTGCAGCTCACGCAGCATTGAATACCTTCTACGATGAAATCGTTGATTTAGCAGACGGTTTGGTAGAAAGTTTCCAAGGTAGATACGGAATCGTTAGAGGCTATATCAACTAAGTACAAACTAAAATTCTTACATTAATATGAAACTAATCAACGAAGCAAAAAGAATGCAGCAATTAGCTGGAATCTTGAAAGAAGGTGAAGGAACTACTGAGAGATTTTTTAAAAACGCTCTAAAGAAAGCTTATAACAACGGTAAAATAGATACACTAGTCGACATGTTAGATAACGAATACTCTATTTCATTTGATCTCTCTCAAAAAGAACTATCTTCTCAAGAAGATCCTGAAGCGCGTATAGATAGTGAAATCGACTTTTCAGACTGGAGCACAGTTGACGTAGATCGAAATCTTGTGAATGATGTTAACCGGATTATAGGATAGTAGTAACTAAAGAGCAATGCTAGACGAAAAGAAAGGTACATGCTGTGGTAGATGTGGGCACGTTCACGTAAAAGGAACATCGTGCCCAACCCCTTATTTAAAAGGAGAGAGAAGCTGTGCAAGAAGAGCAAATGAAATGCATACAATGAATCACGACGCCCATGATGAGTTTCACGATCCAAAAGCTGATGTTGAAGAGGCTTTAAAAGGTCTATGGGCAAACATCAGAGCTAAGCAAGCCCGTGGCGAAAAGCCTGCCCGCAAAGGATCAGAAGCTTTTAAAAAAGCAAAACAAGCAGCGGATAGAATAAATGCAATGGACGAGACAGATAGCTTCTGTACAGAGTGCATGATAGAGTATCTATTAGAATACGAACACAAGCTAGAAGAAGCAGAGTATAGAGGTCGCAAAGTAAAGCTAGGTAAACCATTCCTAACACCAGGCGGACCCAAGAAAAGATCGGTATACGTTAAGAATGCAAAAGGAAACGTTGTTAAGGTGAACTTCGGTGATCCTAACATGAAAATAAAAAAGAACATCCCAGCTCGTAGAAAATCCTATAGAGCAAGACACCATTGTCAAAACCCTGGACCAAGATGGAAAGCAAACTACTGGTCCTGCAGAGCATGGTAAAATATGAAAAAACTAATAAACGAAGCAAAAAGAATGCAGCAATTAGCTGGATTGATTAAAGAATCACAGTTGAACGAATTTGGAGGCTATGGCTTTAAAGAGGGTAGTGATGAAGATATTGACTTTATAGTAATGAACAGAAACACACCTGCTTTTAAACAAGCCTTTTCGCCACGTGAGCGCCTAGATATGACACCGCTTAGTGATGATGAACTACGTGCACACATTAAAGCGACTATAGATATAGATGATCTTCAAGATGCTAGAGCGTACATGAAAAAGCTAATGCAACAAGGATAAATAATAAAGAGCTTCCACAAATGGCAAGAGCAAAATTAAAAAAGGTACCAATGAAATCAAAAAGAAGTGGTATCAAAAAACAAAAGCAGATAGATCAAAATAATGCGATCTTGAAGAAATTAAAAGCATGACAAAACTAATTATAGCAGCCGACAAAGCAAACCATTTCATAGCGGGGACAGTAATATACTGTCTATCCTTTTTTATACTATCCCCACTACTTGCTCTAATACCAGTCATAGTAATAGGAGTAGGTATACCGTTTCCAATCTTATTTGCAGACAAGGATCATCAAATGTGGTATGTGGTATTAGCATATCTATTTGCATTTATTGGAGCTGGATTAACAATGGGATTCTCTAATTTTAAAACAAGACCGTATCACATTGGTAACTTCGATGAGGATGGAGTTAAACCACAAATCAACCAGGCTTGGATGATATTCTTTATAGCACTTATTATCAATTTAACCGTAGCCAACTTATTCTAATGATAAAACTAACCGACCTACTAAGCGAAGCAAAGAAAGAAGTAAAAGACACCTTCGAAGACTTTGCAGAGACACGTGGCAAAGGAGCTGCTAAGATTGCTGATAATGCCCACGATAAAGGTGGTCTAGCACTACTAACCTGGCATCACTTCAAAGTAAAAGAGCCATACTATAAAAAGGCAGCAGAAGGTAAGTTTGATATCGAGAGAGCAGAAAAAGAATACAAAGAACTACTCAAGAAACTACACAAAGCCACCAGCAAAGAGATGGACATATCTCAGATCCGCTTTCAGGAGATAGTTGGTAAGATTGAGGTTCTAGGTGAATTACTTATTAAACACAAGTAAACTATTTATTAAAAACACAGTAATGATCAGATTAGCTAACTTACTAAACGAGTGCGGAGACTGCGAAAGACAAGGCACCGATTACACTCACGGACACGATCACGAAGCTTCAATGGCTGACAGCGAATTGAGAGATATGATCTCAAACGCATCAAAACTACAAAACATCATCCAACCAGGAGATGAACTTCCAGGATGGGTTTCAGCATACATTAGTTTAGCAGCTGACTATATGCACTCAGTAGCTGAGTATATGATTGGAAAGCAACACGAAATGGGAGCAATGCAGCAACCAACACCGGGATTTGCTGTGGTAGCTGAATCTGTGGATTTAAAAAAAGTACAGGCCGCTGACACCACCGTCCGTAACTTAATGAGAAATATCTCAACCAATTCAAATATTTCTACAGCAGATAAACAAGGACTGCTGCAGGCACTAGGAGAACTACAAGAGTTTATTGATGAGGTAGGATACGACTCTGAAATAGAAGATGACGAAAAGGAGTATGCTTCAGATTATTCTAAACGCAGAGCTCAAGAAAAAGGATATTAATATGAACAATAAAGCAATTATAAGAAGACTGATATTGAATGAAGTGGAGAGGATGGAACCGAATGTACAATCATTTGAGGATAATCCAATCGCTTTTATTCTTAAAAAGTATCCAACTCTCAACCACACATTAGAGATGTTGATGACACCAGCCTTCAAAGATTACGTTACGGGTATCTACATCATTGCACCAAAGCCAACAACTTTCAAAATTGCTTTACACAACGACCAAGAATATCTACTAACTTTCTTAGAAAAAGCATACGAAGCAACAGTGGCTGGTAAGAAGTTTTATCTTCGTACAATCGGTGAGAAAGAGAGGTGTATAAATGCAATAGCAAGACTGCTTGCATTGGGTAACCCAATCACAACAAAAGGACCAGAAGGAGAAGAGCAAACATCTGAACCAGAAGCAGCAGAAGAAGAACCAACACCAGCAGAAGAAACAGCAGGTGAGACTGAATCATAAAATAATCGTCCTGCTACCCTAGGACAGCCTATCTAGACCATAGGTGCAAGCCCAAGCCTGTAAGCTTGGGTTTTCTTATTTTATTGTTGGAAATACCAATAAAAGGAACTATATTATTAGTATAAACAAATCGATATGAGAGCAGCAATTATTAACAAAACAATGACAACTGTATGCGGTAAAACAATTACCTATACACAAAGGGTTGGAGAAAATGCAAAGCCACATTCCTTGGAAGGACCGGCTATAACCTACCCAGAATCAGAAGGGTTGCAACCTGAGTATTATGTAAACGGAATTAAGTACAGCAAAAACGACTGGTTAGCGCTTGTAGCACAGGATAAGATGTTTGCAGCAGTGGAGCCAACAAACTTTGACTTCTAATTCTAGCTATTTATTAATAAACACTCGTAGGTTATAACCTAAATAAATGGCTTCCCAACTAAGCATAAACGACGCAATAAAAAAGACGTTAAAACTACTACAGAGATACGATTACACGATCATAAACAAATCAAGACAGCTCGGTATATCAACGCTGAGCTCTGCATTTGCTCTTTGGATGATGCTCTTTGAACAGGATAAGAATATTCTTGTACTTGCGACAACGCAAGCAACTGCAAAGAATATGGTAACAAAGGTTAGATTTGCATACGACAATCTACCTACCTGGATGAAGCTACCGGTGATGGAACATAACCGTCTTAGTTTAAGACTTAAGAACGGATCGCAAATCAAAGCAGTATCAGCAGCAACTGACTCAGCTCGTTCGGAAGCGGTATCACTACTTGTAATAGATGAGGCTGCGTTCATTGATCGTATTGAAGACATCTTTACAGCTGCACAACAAACACTTGCAACGGGTGGTAGATGTATTGCACTATCAACTCCTAACGGTGTTGGTAACTGGTTCCATAAAGAGTTCACAAGAGCTCAAGTTGGAGAGAATAAATTTACTCCAATTAGCTTACCGTGGACAGTACATCCAGAAAGAGAGCAATCATGGAGAGACGAGCAAACAGCTCAACTAGGACCGAGAGCAGCTGCGCAGGAATGTGATTGTGACTTCAGTACATCCGGTGATACTGTAATTGAACCGAATACACTAAACTACTACCAAGAGAACACAGTAAGAGAGCCAGTTGAAAGAAGAGATCAAGGTGGCAACTACTGGATATGGAAGTATCCGGACTCAATGAAGACCTATATGGTTGTAGCTGACGTTGCCCGTGGAGACGGAAAAGACTTCTCAACCTTCCACGTATTTGATGTAGATGAATTAGAGCAAGTAGCAGAGTTTAAAGATCAAATACCAACCAAAGACTTTGCACGCAAGCTAATATCAGTTGCAACCGATTGGAATAACGCAATGCTAGTCGTGGAGAATGCAAGTATTGGATGGGATGTTGTAACAACAATTCAAGAAGCTGGCTATGCAAACCTATACTACTCTCCTAAATCAGAAGTAGTTGGCACACAGATAGATTTATACGTTGCCAAGTTTGATAGAGGAGACGGAATGGTTCCAGGCTTCTCAATGAACCAAAAAACGAGACCACTTGTAATTGAAAAAGCAAGATCCTTCATAGAAGAAAAAACAGTAGTAATAAGATCACAAAGATTCTTAGATGAGCTGAGAGTATTCATCTGGAAGAACGGTAGAGCACAAGCAATGAATGGCTACAACGATGACCTTGTGATGCCAGGATGTGTTGGATTATTTTTACGAGATACAGCATTGAGATTCAGACGAACAGCAATGGATTTAACCTACGCAAGCCTCAATAGCTTTACAAGAACAACTGACGGATTCCAAGTTTATACACCAACGTCCAACACTCAAAATAACCCATGGACAATGCAGGCTGGCAACGAACAAACAGATATAACCTGGCTGCTGGGATAATACAGACAAAAGATATTTATAAAATATGGCAGAACAACAACCGCAGAGAAATCTGTTTTCAACCTTAAAAAGGCTATTTTCCACGGACGTTATTATACGTAACGATGGTGGAGATTTAAAGACAGTAGATGTCGAAAAGATTCAGGTCGATGGTGTGCTTCAAACGAATGCACTTATTGACCGTTTTAATCGTATTTACACGACATCAACTTCCTACGGTGTAAACCTTAATCTCGCTCAGAATTACCAGAATGTACGTGTTCAAATTTACGCAGACTACGAAGCAATGGATACAGATCCAATCGTAGCATCCGCTTTGGATATTATTGCAGATGAGTGTACATTAAAGAATGCAACTGGAGATGTATTACAAATTAGATCAGCAGACGAAAACATACAGCATATCCTTCGTAGTTTATTCTACGATGTATTGAATATTGAATTCAATTTGTGGTTCTGGATTAGGAATATGTGTAAATACGGCGATTTCTTCTTGAAATTAGAGATCGCAGAAAAGTTTGGTGTCTATAATGTAATTCCTTTCTCGGCATATAATATTGTGCGCTTAGAAGGAACCAACCCAAGTAATCCATCTGAAGTAATTTACAAGTACGATCCGACAGCTGCCTTAGGTGCAACTGCGGGATACTCAACCTCATATCAAAATACTGACTTAGGTATTACCTTCTATAACTATGAAATGGCACACCTAAGATTGATTGGAGATATAAATTATTTGCCATACGGTAGATCTTATTTGGAGCCAGGACGTAGATTGTATAAGCAGTACGTTTTGATGGAAGATGCGATGTTAATTCACCGTATCACACGTGCCCCAGAGCGTAGAATATTCTATGTAAACGTTGGCGCTATTCCGCCAAATGAAGTAGAAAACTACATGCAAAGAATGATTAACAAGATGAAGAAAACACCACTTGTTGATCAGAAAACGGGACAGTACAATCTCAACTTTAACGTGCAGAATATGATGGAAGATTTCTTCATCCCTGTGCGCGGTAACGATACATCAACGAGAATTGACACAGCTAAAGCGTTGGATTACAACGGTATAGAGGACATCAACTATCTACTAAACAAGCTATTCGCAGCTCTTAAAATACCAAAAGCGTTCTTAGGATATGAGAAAGACTTGACCGGTAAAGCGACATTAGCAGCTGAAGATATCCGTTTTGCCCGTACAATCGAGAGACTTCAGCGCATTGTTCTTAGTGAATTGACTAAGATAGCACTAGTTCACTTGTACGCACAGGGTTATACAGACGAGTCGTTAACTAATTTCGATCTAAGTTTAACAACTCCATCCATCATTTACGAACAAGAAAGAGTGGCATTAATGAAGGAAAAGATGGATTTAGCAGCTCAAATGATGGAAACTAGCTTGTTACCTACTGACTGGATCTACGATAAACTGTTCCACTTCTCTGAGGAAGAGTTTGATGAGTACAGAGACCTTGTTGCAGAAGACAAAAAGAGAGCATTTAGGTTCAAACAAATCGAAGAAGAGGGTAATGATCCAGCTCAATCAGGCCAAGCATTCGGTACACCGCATCAGATTGCGTCTATGTACGGTGGATACGGCAACACTAACCTAGCCAATACAGAGGTTCCGCAGGGATACGACGAGATTAATCCTAACGAACCAGTTAAATTGCCAGGCAGACCTGAAGATAAAGTATCACTTATCAACACATCAGAGGATCCATTAGGACGTGACAGAATGGGTGTTTATGACTTGAAGTCAAAACCAACCACAGGAGAGGACAACTTAAAGGTCAAGTACAAAGGAAACTCACCATTATCACTGAAAGAGAACAAAGAACACAGTAATAACACGGTTGCGGCTTACCTAAGAAACAAAAGTGCTTTAGAGGCATTCGGTAAAAGACGTGTGGACTTGTACAAGGAGAGCGATCTGCTCAATGAGAACCAAATAAAACCCGATTTAACCTAATACACAGATATTTATAAGTAAGCTAAAACGCAATGATAAAGCACAGCAAATACAAAAATACTGGAATATTATTTGAATTATTAGTGAGGCAAGCAACCTCGGATCTAATGTCAAACAAGAACCCAGTAGCCGTAAAAATCTTCAAGAAATACTTTACAAATACCGAACTCAGTAAGGAGTACGACTTGTACAACACAGTATTAAACGCTCCGAAATTAAACGAAACTAAAGCTGATATTTTAATATCAACGATTACAGAGCAAGCAAAGAAACTTGATAGAGAAAAGCTAGATAAAGAGAAGTATAATCTAATAAAAGAGGTTAAAAAGAACTACGACCTCGACAATTTCTTCAAAGCAAAGATCGACGCTTACAAAGTTTACGCATCAGTATACACTCTAATTGAAGCAACAATTGCTAGAAGTGCAACAGACACAAAGCAGATTGTAACAAACAAACTAACCCTCCTAGAACATATCACAAAAGAAACTCTCACCGAAAGAAAAGTAGCATCTAAAGTTGTTGAGGAGTTCATGAAAGAGGATAAAGAAATCAGAGTACTGGCTTACAAAATATTAGTAGAAAAGTTTAACGATAAATACTCAACCCTATCTGCAGAGCAGAAGGACCTACTAAAAGAGTACATCAACAATATATCAGATACAAAGCAACTAAGAAGCTATCTGAATACAAAACTAATTGAAGTAAAAGTAGAGCTAAGTAGCTTGAAAGATAAAGCACAAGACAAAGTACTACAGATAAAATTAAACGAAGTACTAAACTTCGTAAAGCCAATCGGTCCTAACGAATCTATAAAAGATGAAGTTTTGATCGGTCTTATGCAGTACTATCAATTAGTAAATGAGCTTAAAGCCATCAAATAATGAATAATCAATTTGCAACGCAGTTTTTATTGGAGGAGTTCGATGCAGACAAAGAAGCCTTCCGCCAGAAGATGGTAGATTATCTTGTAAGATACTGTGGAGCTAATAAAGATGCTGCTACCATGTTAGCAAAAGCAGCAGCAGATCATGTAATTGATTTTGAAAAAGCTATTGAAATCTGCAAAGCAACAACTGGATTAAGTGAGGATGGAATGGGTGTTGGATCAACTACAGGTGGCGGAGTAACAAACGGAGCAAGCTGGTCAAGTGGAACAAATAATGGTGAGCAGATGACGGGCAGAAAAAAGATGGAAGAAGGTAGTGATAGCCCCATGTTTAAAGTAGGTCAGAAAGTGGCGTATCTCGGACATCCTGCAGTAATTACAAAAGTTGAGAAAGATATGATGGGTAGGTGGAATTACAACGTATCCTATAACAAAGGTACCGGCTTAACAAAAGCAACTAACATACTAAATAAAGGCGAAGAAATCAAGTCAGTTAACGAGGACGCTCCAATGCTTGCAGCAGGCAAAGCAGATATCAGCACATATACACAAGACGGATTTAAGAAAACAGAGGGTCATCCAAAATTAAAAAGCATTGATGTAGATGATTTGTGGGATACGAAACCAACTGCAATGAGCGAGGAACTGGAAGAAACTTGGTATAAACCAGACTACAAAAAAATACTACAGCTACTTAGTAAGATAAAAGAAAAGAATGAATCTGTGTATGAGAAAATTAAATACGCTCTTGAAATGGATTTAGCACCACATACATATAGTGATGTAGTAGACGCAGCAGCAAAAGCAGGCATTCAAGAAAACTACAACCGCTTCAAAAAAGAAACAAAAATACGTCCAAAGCAGGATCAATACCACGAAGCAATCAAAGCTGTAAATAAAAAGCTAGACGAAGTAAATAGAATACTAGAGTTTACAACCAGAATGAAAGAGGAATTATCAGAAGGAGAAGAAACGTTAGAAGTAAAGGCTCGTACAGCTAAATCAATGGATAAACTAAAAACAAAAATAGCAGAAGCATATAAAAAACTAAAACACTTAAACTAATGGCAGACAATTTTGATTTTAAGAAATTCCTAATGGAAAATAAATTAGGAGCTTACAGTAAGGCTGTAGTAAAAGAAGGAATGGATTCAACAGCTCATAAAATAGCTAGACAAGCAAAGTTGGATGGAGCAACTGCAGAAGATGCAGCTGAAGAATTAGAAGTATCCGGTATCGATCCAATCAAAGCTAAAATGATTGTAAATAGCATCTACGGAGAAGATTTAACAGGTGATTTTGAAATGGGAGATGATGATTTTGGTGGAGATGAGCCGTTTGGTCGTATGTACGAAGATGATGGGAGTGGCTCTCAAGGAGACGCACTTACGGACGGTGAAGCTATTGGAGGATTAGTTATAACCCCAGACAAGAATGACCCTAAGTTTAACCGCATTGAATTTGACGTGCAGGGCTTTACACAGAATGGATCAAGACAAATCAACTACGAACTAGTATTCTTTCCAGCAACTAAGAGAGTTACAGCTAGAAACAAAAAAGATTCTTCAGGACGAACACAAAGTGTGGAAGGTATTCTCAAAGGAGGAGGCTACGTAGATTTGGGTACTGATAACGCAACTGTACCAAGTAAAATACAAAACTATCTTAAAAAATACGCAATCTAGTTTATAAAATGGCAAAGACAAAATCATCAGCAGGATCAGCCACAAAAATCACTTTCGGAAAAAGAAAGTCAGGTAAGGCAGCAAAGTCAAGAAATAAGCACAATAGAACAGAGAAAACATACCGCGGCCAAGGTCGCTAAAACTATTTATAAGTATGAAGAACATACAAGCACAGTACCAAGACCTCTTAGAAGGTAAAATGTCAAAAACCAATTTCATGGTAAACATACGCAGAGACTTCCCTCAGTGGATTTCCTCTGGTAACTCGTTTAACGATGCCGTGAATATCTTGAAGAGTAAGAGGATTTTGAATGAAAGCCACGAAGGGAACACTCAATGGTTAGATACCTTTAAGCAGGATATCCAAGCAGCAAACCTATCACCTGAAAAGAAAGAAGAGGCGGAAGCAGCTATGAGATATTTAGGAGATCATGGATTAGTTGATATGTATGGAATGATGCAATCACCGTTTGCTGCTAGAGCGTTTATGGGAGATGCTAGCGAGATTGTGAAAAGAGCTGAAAGTGAAATGGTGTCGCAAATGGCATCAAAACAAAGCCATCACGATCCAAGCAATCCAGGTGCTGATCCAGAAGTAAGTGCAGATAGATTTAACGAAGCAGTACCGGGATCAACTCCAAACCAAACTTTCCGCAATCCGGAAATCCTAGCTAAAGCAGTAGCAAAGAAGCATGGCAAAGAATTAAAACAGAAAAAGAGCGAAGGCTACAAAGAATTTGAACACGCTGCACTTAATCACGCTTTTAATATGATGATTGATGCTAAAATGGAACAAGTAGTTGTTAAAAACTTAACATACGGCCTTGCTGACGAAGATTGGCCATCGGATTACATAACGGCACTTAACCAATCTCTACAAGGATCCCTAAACGAAGCAGTTAAAAAATCAGAAGGAAAATATAAAGAGGTAACTGGCAAAGCAGAATACGATGTATTTCCAGGAGCTGATCATGTAAACTACAACCAACTAATGAAAGGTCTACAATACGAGCTTTCTAAGATGGGAGAGATTACAGATGAGGCATTGGTAAAAGCTAAGCAAAAAGCTGTTAAGAATCTTGTAAAAGATCCTAACGCCTACAGAGACTTAGTAATTGCCAACGTTAAGGATATCGAGAAGAAAGATAAAGACCTTAGAATGCAACCAGTTAAAAAAGATAACATGGTTGATAAGGCAAACGGAATGAAAGTTGTTGAAAAAGATGCAAAAGGAAATGTTCAAGATAATTTAGGAAAGAAAGAAAGAGCTAAAAGCAAAAACGGAGAAGGACTTAAGCACATGACTCAAACTCCAAAAAAATCTAAAGGAATTGCTCAAGTAATGGAAGTTCCTGGCAAAGAAAAAGTACTAGCTCTCAAAGAGCATATCATGGAAGATTTGACAGTGGAAAACCCAATAAAAAAACAATTCCAAACCGGACATAGAGTGGAGACTAATGACGGAAGGTTTGCAGGAGAGATAACTAAATTCGATGGACATACAGCCACTGTTAAATTAGATACGACAGGTGAAGAAAGAGATTTTCAACCAAATTTCTTAAAACACTCAGACGCAGCTCCAAGACCAAAGCTACCTAACTATCAATCTGATTTCATAAAGAATGCACCACCTCTTGCACAGAAAGAAGAGATGAGCAGAGAAGATAAGCTAAAAGCTATCAAAGAGAAGTTGATGAAGTTTGTTAAAAAGGAAGTAGAGGAAGGAGCTATTCTTGCAACAGGTCAAGTTGGAAATACTACAACACAATCGACACCAATCTACTCAGGACCAACTGTAGCAGATGCTATAAAAAAAGGTAAGCAGATAACAGCAACAACAAAGGATCGACTTAAGGTAATAAACACTAAAACAGGAGAAGAAACTCAAGTATAACATGAGCAAAGAAGTCTTAATAGAATACATGACCTTCAAGCCACTGCCTAAGCAGTTGCATGAAGCTAGAGTGAATCCAAGAGCTCCTTTCTTAGTATCCGGTAAGGTGCAGGCAGCGGACATGCCTAATGCAAATAAACGTATCTACAGCTATCCAACGCTCCACAAACAAGTAGAACTCTACATGGAAGGTCCGGTTAAAGAAAAAAGAGCTCTAGGTGAATTAGATCACCCAGAAACCTCTGTGATCAACTTAAAGAACGTTTGTCACAATATTACAAGACTGTGGTGGGAAGGAAAAGAATTGTTTGGTGAATTTGAAATCTTAGACACTCCATCTGGAAACATATTAAAAGAATTATTCCTAGCAGGAATTAATGTTGGTGTATCATCAAGAGCAATGGGATCTGTAACACCAATTGGTGAAGGTCTTGTTCAAGTTGAGGAGGATTTGGAATTAATTTGCTGGGATTTCGTATCCACTCCATCAACTTATGGAGCATATGTAAAACCAGTAGGAGGCTTAAATGAAAGCTATAATCCACAAATAAACAACAATAGACGTGCAGGGATTGACAGATTAATCTCAGACATCATCTGTACCCAGTCAGGAGTCTGTTGTTTAAAATAAAAACTAAATAGCACAATGGCAAACTTAATCAAAGAAGCAAAATTAATGCAGTTAAAAGCTGGGCTTATAACAGAAGGTGAGTACCAAGCATCAATGGAAGAAACAAACGGTAGCATAGAACAAGAGCCAGCAGCTGTTGGTGCGAAAGAAGAACCAGTAGTAACAAACTCAGCGACCCTTAAATTATACCTTAAAAATATAGGTACGGGTCAAATAAAAATGGATCTTGATCCTAAAGAAGCAGTAGCGTTGTATGATTTTATCAAGCAATTCGTAGAAAAAGGTAGTAAAGCAAGTATCTCTGGTATAGCTAAGACAACGAACGCAAACTTTACCAGAACTATGAAAAACGTAAAAGCTTAATTGTTTTAAGAGTGATTAAGTTTGTTAATATACTAAAAGAAATACAAGAAGAAAACTCCATCGATTTATCAGACTTGAGGGACCTTCCTGATTTAATAGGTAAGGAGCTAGAAAAAGCTTCAAAGCAAGAGAATGAATCAATACTAGGTGCTACCGCACTTGTACTAGCAGCACCGGGTATTATTAATGCGGTTATGAAGGTCGTGGATGTAATCGCTAAGAAAAGTGGCATCGATTTAAAAAAGAGGAAAAGTCCAAGTTGGTATAAAACTATAGAAAAAGTAACTGCTAAAATAGACGGCTATTTAGACACCCCTTTCAAACTAATGCTTCGCCCATTCATACCCGATCAAACGAAGAGAGACAAAGTTGCTAAATTTTTAAAAGCAATAACATTGGCAAGTATGGCAGTTTTAGGAGCAGTAGACCTAACCAAACTAGACAGTGCAGTAGCAGCAATAAAAGACCTTGCAGGTGAATCAAGTAGTGAGATTTTACAAGCAATTAGCGAACACAGTGCGCCAAAACTAACACAGATAGTAAAAAACTTTTTAACAAATCTTAAGTAACTAGCATAGTTTTTTCTCTAACTCTCTGATATTTATGAGTGTATGCTATCCCAATATAGCATGTTAATTTCATTTTACCCCTATATTGCTACTACTCTAATAAGCAATCCCCGAAACATTTTAAAAAATGGAAAGCAATCAAGACTTGTACAGACAAGCGATCTTGGATGCAAAAGCAGTACGTGAGACGGCTATGGCTGCAGCTAGAACGACTCTCGCGGAACATTTTGAGCCACAGATCAAAGAAATGATGCGTCAAAAACTTTCTGAAGACATGGACGACCAAATTGAAGAGGACATTGAAGAATCAATGGACGAAAAAGGTACTAACATGGAAGAAGGAACGGACGAATCAATGCACACAGAAGATTCAGATCGAATGGACGAATCTACTCTTGATGAAATCTTAGCTGAACTAAACGCCTTGTCAGAAGACATGGACGGAAGTGACATGAAAGATGAATCAATTGAAGAAGGCAAAGAATCAGTTTACACTGAAAAGGCTGGAAAAAAATCTGGCAACAAAAACGGTAGTTACAGCGAATCAGACAAGGTATCTCACAGTGACTACAAACTACACGAAGCTGATGAAGACGAAGGTGATGAAGAAGATGCTGAAGAAGCAGACACAGAATTACCAGCAGGCGATGACGACGGTGGTCCAGTAACTGATGAAGAAGAAGTTATTGAACTGAAAGTTGGCGAGCTAAAAGACATCATCCGTGATGTATTTACGCAGATGCAAGGCGGCGGAGCACCAGCAGGTGACTTAGACGCAGGTACTGACATGGCGGCTACTTTAGGCACAGACGACGAAGAAATGAAAGAGATCACTCTTGAAGAAATTCTGGCTGAGCTTGAAGAAGACGAAAAGAAAATGGAAGAAGCTGCTGAACCAGGACACATCCCAGGTGGACAGATCCAAACTAAAGCTGCTGATTCTTATGCGGTTGAAGAAGTAAAGAAAGAGTTGAATGAAGCTATTAGGACTATCAAAGCCCTTAAAGCAGAACTTAACGAAGTTAATTTGTTCAATGCCAAAATGCTTTACGTAAATAAAATCTTCAAAGCTAAAAATCTTAACGAAGCTCAAAAGACTAAGGTTATCAATGCATTTGATAGAGTAACATCGGTTAAAGAAGTTGAGAATACCTACAAAACATTAATGGAATCTATAGGTGAATCTAAAAAGTCATCTATTAAAGAATCTATTGGTTTCGCATCAAAACCAATTGGAAACGCCCCAGCTCGTCCAATTGTTGAAGCAGACGCCTTCGTAAACAGATGGCAAGTGCTTGCTGGCCCTTACCAAGATCAACTTGGTGTTAGCCAGAAGCTTGTAAAGAAGTGGGCCAAATCTGGTTTGTTGGAAGGTCTTAAGGACTACGACAAAAACAACATGGCTACTATCTTGGAAAACCAAGCAAAACAATTGGTGATGGAACAATCATCAACAGGTGGTAACGTAACAAACGGTGCTACTTTCACTCCAGGTAATGGTGAGCAATGGGCTGGTGTAGCTCTTCCGTTGGTTCGTAAGATCTTCGGTCAGATCGCTGCTAAAGAGTTCGTTTCTGTTCAACCAATGAACTTGCCTGCTGGATTGGTATTCTACCTAGATTTCCAATACGGTAACAACGTTCCTAAGCCTTTCAGTGCTGGAAACTCATTGTATGGTAACTTAACCCAAACTGCAAATAGCGGATTTGGTAACACTGCTGACGGTGGTCTTTACGGTCAAGGTCGTTTTGGTTACTCAATCAACCAATTCTCTGCATCTGTTAGCTCTGCGTCTATTAGTATAGCACCAGCTACCTATGCACAACTTAACTTTAACGCGGATTACTCAGCGTCAATCGCTGGTGCAACTGTTACTATGATGGCTATCACAGTTCCAACATCATCTTTGACAGGATCAATTGATTCAAACGGTGTTCGTGCTTTTGAATTGTATTCATCTCAAAGTGCTGGTGTAGTTATCGCTCCATCAACTACAATTAACGACTTCACTGTTTTAAGTGGTGGTAATTTGACTTTCTTTGTTAGTGGTACAAGAGCAGCTATCGAAGCTTGCACAGGTTCACTTGCAGTATGGTACAACAAAGCTACTAACTTCCAAACTCGTGGTGACTTCGAAGATGCTCCAAACGATACCCCAACTCCATTCTCTAATCCAAACGCTGCTTCTGCAACTCAGATCGTTATTCCAGAAATCAATGTTCAGATGAAGTCTGAAACCATTTCTGCTAAAACTCGTAAGTTGAAAGCACAATGGACTCCAGAATTTGCTCAAGACTTGAATGCTTACCACTCATTGGATGCTGAAGCTGAATTGACTGGTATGTTGTCTGAGTACATTTCTTTGGAAATTGACTTGGAAATCATGGATATGTTGATTGAAAATGCTCCAACAGTTGCTAATTGGTCTGCTCAGATTGGTAATCAAATCAATGCAGCTGGTACCGCTTATGTAAGCAACACTGCTGGTGCATACTACAATCAAATGTCTTGGTTCCAAACTTTAGGTATTAAGCTTCAAGCTGTATCTAACAAAATTCACCAGTTGACTTTGCGTGGTGGTGCTAACTTCTTAGTATGTTCTCCAACAGTAGCTACTATCTTGGAATCAATTCCTGGATTTGCAGCTGATACTGATGGTGCAGCAGATACAATGAAGTATGCATTTGGCGTACAGAAAATTGGTTCTTTGAACAGCCGTTACAAAGTTTACAAGAATCCATACATGACTGAAAACACCATCTTGATGGGCTTCAGAGGTAACCAATTCTTGGAGACTGGTGCTGTTTACGCTCCTTATGTTCCATTGATCATGACTCCTCTTATCTACGATCCAACTACCTTCACTCCACGTAAAGGTATCATGACTCGTTACGCTAAGAAAATGGTTCGTCCTGAATTCTATGGTAAGGTGTATGTATCTGACCTACAAGTTGCTGGTGTAGCTTAATAGCAAAATCAGAACTTTAGAATAAAAAGAAAGCCGGCCCCGTAAGGCCGGTTTTTTTATTGCAAGTAGTAACTATTTATATAAAAACAACTATGCCTCAAATAGTAGATCAACTAAAAAGTCCTTTCGGTCTATCAGGTGGAAAAATCCTAAGCGGATCAGTAACATTCTCAGTAGATGCCTTTTGGTACAGTGCTGTAACTGCAACAACAGCAATTATAAACTTTAGTAATTTAACGACTAATGCTGGAACCATTGCTACAGGATCAATATCTGCATCGTTTGCAGCCGGCCAAAGCATTTACGGTGCAATCACATCAGTAAGTCAATCAGCAGGAGTAGCAATACTATATTCAGGAGCGTACCTTCCAGGCACACCAGGACAATAGTAAGTTAATTAGCTCTAATTTATAGTAAGCCTCTTTTAATGAGAGGCTTTTTTATATTGAGTATACCACTATTTATATAGGAATCAATCTCTAAGCATGGCAGCTTTAACAAACAATACGGTAGCTTCAACGTATCAATCGCTCCTAAAAACAGTAGATAACGGTATAGTAGACAGTACGCTAAAAAATATAACAGATGGTCTTGGCAATCCAACAGCGATCTCCTTAGATGATCAAGCCGTTGTTATTAGCGGATCTTTAGCAGTAAGCGGTAGTATAACTACAAGTAACACCGTTAACAGCCAGATGTTTATGCATCCACAAACAATAACAAGCAACGTAGATATACCAGCGCAGCATAACGCCTTTTTAATAGGACCTACTGGGTTTGGTGGAACAGTGTCTGTGGGGTCTGGTTCAAATTTATCAATACTATAACAAAAATATAATATTTTATTACAAATAATCCAATCGAAAATGAGCACACTAAGAGTAGACAATATCACACCGTTTTCCAGCGGTTCAACCACTATAACCTTAAACGCAACCTTAGTCACAACTGCATCCTACGCTCAAACAGCATCCTATGTTGCTGGTGCTGATGTAGATGGCACCGTAGGAACAGCCACAACAGCTCAAACAGCTTCTTTTGTAACAGCATCTAATGTAAGAGGAACAGTAACAAGTGCATCGTATGCACTAACAGCATCATATGCCATGAACGGTGGTGGAGGAGTTAATATTAATACTGGATCGTTTGCAACAACAGGGTCAAACACGTTCAGAGGAAATCAAACAATATCAGGATCAATTAATTTTGGAGATGGTAGTTTAATACAATCGGTATCACAGAGCTCAGGAGACGGATTAGGAGCGTCAACATTACAATTAAACCCAGATGAAAATTTAGGTACTGATCAATATATAGTATTAGACCCAACATCACCAAATCATATTCACATTCGTGCCGGTGGTACAATAGATTCATCAAGTGCTTATTTATATTTAGGTGGTGAAAAAGCAAATGTAGTTGTACGAAATTTAGATAATTCTTTTAACGACAAATACTGGGTTCAAATTAATTCCCAAACAGGCTCAACCCAAAGCACCTGGGTATTCGATGACAACGGGAATACGTTATTTCCATCCTTGACTACTCCAAGAGGGGACAACGCTAGTGGTGATCTAACCACAAATACATTAAAATTAGGCGATGGTACAGATCAAGCAGTGATAAGCACACCTAACGGAACTGCTGCATTTCCTAACAGCCAAAGACTAGTAATCAACCCAGGACAAGGAAGTGGCTCAAGTGAAGGTGGTGATATCTACCTATGGGCAGGACGCGGCGGTGTGGAAGGTGGTAGTGGTGGCGATATTAAAGTACGTGGTGGATACGGACCATTATCAGGAAGCGGTGGATATGTTCGAATAGAAGGTGGTAATACGGATGATGGTAATGCAGGATTCGTAGAAATAAGAGGAGGTGACAGTATTAATGCAGTGGGAGGTGCTGTAAATATTTATGGTGGGTCGGGATACGGATATATACAAAATGGTAACGTAACTATAAACACCTATGATGGTATTGGAGCAACAAAAACATGGACCTTCGATACCAGTGGATCTTTAAGTGTTCCTGGTACTATAACAGGAGCATCAAATCTAGCAACAACTGGCTCAAATACATTTAACGGAGATCAAATCACATCAGGGTCAGTTCGAATAAGCGGCTCATTGGTAATACCAATCAGCTCATCGCTAACATTAACCGGCTCTATGTATGTTGAACCAGCGACTAACAAATTGTGGATCTACACTGGAAACGGAGGTGTAGATGGATGGGTAACATCAAGTCTAGGTTAATTTAAAAACAAGAATAATATAGAAGCCTCCACATGGGGGCTTTTTTATTTGGTAGTATAAACTATTTATTTAAAAGGTATACGTATGAGCACACAACCAAAGCGCAAACCAAAGAACCCAATAAAGTTCCAGGTTACACTAAACGAAGAACAGAAACAAGCTAAAGCAGTTATATTAGAAAATAAGATAACAGTGCTGAAAGGAGGTGCAGGATCGGGTAAATCGATGGTTGCAGCTCAAGTAGCTTTAGATCTTTTATTTACACACCAAGTAGAGAAAATTATCCTAACAAGACCAGCTGTAACATCTGGTGAAGAATTAGGATTTATGCCTGGTGATAAGGATGCTAAATTAGCTCCTTATACAGCCGCAATCTACGACAACATGTATAGATTGTACAGCAAAGAGAAGATCGACAGAGAGCTGGCAGAAGGTCACATCGAAGTAATTCCAGTAGCCTTCATGAGAGGGCGAAATCTTTCGAATTGCTGCGTTGTAGTTGATGAAGGGCAGAACATTACTCACAGACAGATGGAACTGATTCTAGGCCGTCTATGCGAGGGTAGCAAGATGATTATTTGCGGTGATACTGCTCAAGTGGATCTAAAAGATAGAAAGCAGTCAGGATTCAACTTTATATGCAATAATCTAACAACTGTTAAAGGTTTTTCAGTAGTAACACTTAAAACAAACCACCGTGATCCAATTGTAGAAGAGCTTCTAAAAATCTACAATGATCACAGAGACTAATTAACATGGCAAATCCAATAATATACGACGGTACACCAGGACCAATCTCAGGATCAACTCCTTTCGGGTACTTTGATAGTGACCCGGTATACCAGGCAGACGGCCCTAAGGTAGCAAACTATTGTGCTCGTAAATTAGGATATCCAGTATTAGATGTTGAGCTTCAAGATATCAACATATACGCCTGCTTTGAAGAAGCAACTGCTATTTACGCAGAAGAGCTCTACCAAATTAAGATTAAAGACAACTATCTTACAATTGAAGGTACTCCAACTGGATCTACTCTGAATAATACAGTAGTGTCGCCAAACCTAACAAACACCCTAAACATATCAGAAACCTACGGTCAAGCTGCAGGAGTTGGTGGATTTGTAAGTTGGAGGACAGGGTCAATTGAGTTGATAGCTGGCCAGCAAAACTACGATCTATACGATTGGGCTGTCAATACGCAAGGCATGGATCCTACCGATAGAGTAATCGTACAAAGAGTAATGTATCAAGCACCACCAGCTGTGTATGGATATGGCTACGGTGCATACTATCCACAATTAGGAGGAGCCGGAGCTACACCAGGTGATTGGGGTGGATTTGGTATGGGAGTTGGCGTAGGTGGTGCAGGTAATAGTGTTACACTATACCCAGTATTCTGGGATATTCAAAGAATCCAGGAGCTTGAGATGTCAAACCAAGTTCGTCTACCAGCCTGGAGCTTCGAGATAATTGGTACAAACTTGAGACTAATGCCAGTACCACGACTATCAGTATACTCCTACATGTCTATTCAATACTGCTTTCAATCAGATTTAATGAGTTTGACTACCAACAGTCCGTATAACGGCAACCAAGGATTGGTAGCTAACCCATCACAAGTACCGTATGCTAACATTGTATACGGAGAAATCAATCAACCAGGTAAGCAGTGGATCAAAGAATACACAGCTGCTTTGACATCTGAGTTGTTAGGATTAGTTAGAGGTAAGTACCAACAAGTAGCAATACCAGGAGCAGAGGTAACTCTCAACTTTGCTGATCTAATATCACGAGGACAAGCAATGCAGACAACCTTGAGAGAGAAGCTAAGAGGAGATCTAGAAGAGATGTCAAGAAAGGCTCAACTAGAAAGAAAGCAATCAGAGAATCAATCATTAAACGATACACTAAATAGTATACCGATGATGGTGTACATAGGATAACATGGCATTATTTGGAACAGTACGAGACGTAACAATGTTTAAAGGAATTTCAATGGAATTCGTTCACAACGTTGCTACTCAGCAGATAGGATACTACAAAGTAATACTACCTAATACACAACCCAATGTGTACGGTGAAGCTTTGGTAAAAGACTATATTGGACCTGTATTGATAGACTGTTTGATTGAGAGAGGAGACTTTACAACAGTAGCTGATAGCTTTGGACCAGACAGTAGACGAGAGGTTGTTTTTAGATTCTTAAAAGACGATCTAATAACTGCAAACGTCGTACCAGAAACTGGCGATATTATTATGTATAATGAGCTATACTACGAAGTTGATAATACCAATGAAAACCAATTAATACTTGGTAAAGATCCGGATTATACATACTCTGATGGATTACAAAACTTTGGTGGCAGCTTCTCAATAATACTAAACGCTCACTTAACATCACCAGAAAGATTGGGTATTACACGCCAAAGATTATAATATGGGACAACAAGTAAGACCACAAACTAGAAGGGAGTTCATGAATAAGTTAGTGAATCCGTACGACCCACAGTACGGTAATCCTAACATTGTATTCTCTGAACCGTTCAAACCAGGTCAACCTGAGTTTAATCGTGCATATGAGACATCTTTAAAGGATCTGCAAGATAAGAAGTTTTCTATTGGTATAAAGGATATTGACGAAGCTATCATGTACTATTTTGATAATGTCCTCAAGCTATCAGTATACCAGAACAATGAGTCAGTACTAGTGCCAATCATATACGGATCACCTGAAAAGTGGAAATCAGTACAAGCAGACGGATACTACAGAGACGGAGCAGCTAGAATTATGTCACCACTTGTGATGTTTAAAAGAGAGTCTGTTGTACAGAATCGCACACTTGGTAACAAGTTGGATGGTAACAATGCTCACAACGTGCAATTATTTGAAAAGTCATACTCAAGAAGAAACGTATACGATAACTTCGCAGTACTGCGGAACCAAACACCACAAAAAGAATTCGTTGTAACAGTAACACCGGACTATGTTACAGTAAACTACAGATGTCTAATGTGGACTAACTTCGTAGAGCAGATGGATAAGCTAATAGAAGCGGTAAATTTCGCATCCAATTCTTATTGGGGTGATCCATCAAGATTTCAATTCTTAACAAAAATTGAAACGTTTACGGATTCTCAGACGTATGAACAAGGTGAGGATAGATTAGTAAGAACAGAATTCGATATGACGCTGAATGGATATCTAATACCAGACTCCATAAATGCCTTCCTAGCACAGCTACAAGGTAAGACATACAACCTATGCAAGATAGTATTTAACACCGAACAAGCCTTATGAGTACACTAGGAGATATAATAAGCCAGATAAACAGTTTGACTGGGTACCTAATTCCAAGTGCTAGTGGCTATATTATAAGTGCATCTCAACCAGTTGGAAGTGGATCTGTAAATAGCATAGTTAATCAAATTAATAACTTAACAGGTTTTAATATACCACCAACTAGTGCATCCTTCGTATCTGGAGCGAATGTTGGTGGACCAATCATAATCTACACCCCAACACCTACCAGCGGTACAATCTCAACTGATGGAATTTATCCTGGAGCAATCATTAAAGCTGATCACGTTCTTAGAATTATTAGTGCGCTCAACGGAACCGCTAACAACGACATTATTATTTCTGGCAGCTTGTATGTATCAGGATCAACGACCTTTGCACAAGACCTAAATCTACCATTCGTACCTAACGAAGACTTTATCGTATCCGTATCAGGATCCATGGAACCAACCAATACAATCGACGGGGGAACCTTCTAAGTATACTATTTATAAACGGCTTATATAAGTCCTCGTAGTATATACTTTAAACGCTCCTAGATATGGCAGTTAAGATAGAACTGAAACGTAGTTCCGTACCAGGTAAAATACCAACCACCGCATCGCTAGACTTAGGTGAGTTAGCAATTAATACCTACGACGGTGCCGTCTATCTTAAGCAAGAAGTCGATACTACACAATCAATAGTCTCTCTAGTTTCCACTACGTATACGGGATCTTTTCCGGGCACAGCATCCTACGCTGCAACAGCTAGCTGGTCTATAAATGCTCTAACAGCATCGTACGCAGTAAACGTATCAGGTACGATCGATAATGCAATCAGCTCATCATATGCACTAAATGCAACAAATGCCTCAACAGCATCCTTTGCACCAGCCTACTTACCGCTGACCGCAACTAGCTCTATGTTAGCACCTTATGTGTTGACATCGCAGACTAGTTCGATGAGGGTATTGAGTAGTAGTTTTGCAGTGACAGCTAGTTATGCAAGAACAGCCTCATACGCACAAAACGCACAAACAGCATCCTACGCACAAAATGCAGTGAGTGCGTCATACGCTCTTAACTCAACAACAGCATCAGCTATTTTAGGAGGTAAAGCAACTCACATACCATATTTCATCACAGATACAACACTTGCTACAAGCTCTCTATATCAATCAGGTTCCAGCACTGTAGTAATAAACCAAGACAATGCTACAATAGACAATCCAGAAGCATTATACGTCTATCAACCAAATCCAACATCAATTAATGTAATAAGCGGTAAAGGTAACCTTAATAGCTACCTACAGCTTAACATTCAAAATACAAATCAAGGTACGAATGCATCATCAGATGTAGTTGCAACAGCAGGTAACGGAAACGAGAATGGCAACTACATTGATATGGGTATCAATAGCGATAACTTCAGCGGATTCTTAGGTGGACCTAATGATGCATACCTATACGCTACTGGTAGCCATCTTCACATTGGTAATGCAACTCCTAATAAACCACTACAGTTCTTTGTAGGCGGACCGGATACAGAAGTAGATAGGAAGTTTGAATTAAATGCTAACAACCTCCACAACATAACTGGTTCGTTAGAGATTGATACAGACCTAGTTGTACTCGGAGGTATAACCGGATCACTATACGGAAGTGCAAGCTACGCTGAAACAGCATCTTTCGCACCAGCCTATCTACCACTCACAGGAGGTACGATAAATGGAAATGTAACTGTAAACGGAACAGCATCGGTAACATTTCTAAATGTAACCTACGAATCAGCCTCTGTAATATACTCAAGTGGATCAAATATATTTGGTGATAACACGGACGATGTACAAACATTAGTAGGAACGGTAATAGTATCAGGTAGTCAACAGATCACAGGTTCCTTAAATGCATCAAGTATTACTGGATCGCTGTTTGGAAGTGCATCGTACGCTTTAACAGCATCCTACGCATTAAATGCAGGAGGTTCTGCAGTCGATACAGGATCATTCGTAACAACAAGTTCTTTCAATGCGTTTACAAGCTCGGTTGTTACAACGTCAAGCTTCAATGCATACACAGGATCAAATACGTCTCAATTCGCAGGCACAGCTTCGTATGCTTTTACAGCATCACTAGCACAGACGGCATCATTTGCTCAAACAGCATCCTACGTACTAGAAGCAGTTAGTAGTTCATTTGCAACTACAGCATCACTAGCACAAACAGCTTCATTTGCTCAAACTGCATCTTACGTATTACAAGCAGTCAGTAGCTCATTTGCTCAAACAGCATCGTATGTACAAACTGCACAAACAGCTTCATTTGTAGCTGCGGCAAACGTAGTAGGAACAGTAACAAGTGCATCACATGCCCTACAGTCGAATACTGCAACTTCTGCTGACTATGCAGCAATAGCAGGAAATGGAGGTGTAACGCAGCTAATAGCTGGATCGGGTATAACACTCCTCCCATCTAACGGTCAAGGAGCGGTAACAGTTATAGCATCTGCAGGCGGAGGCGTAACAATCATTTCAGGATCACTCGTAACCGGATCTTTCGTCAACACAACATCTTTTACGTTCAACCACGATCTCGGTACTAGAACACCTATCATAACTGTATTTGATTCTAACTATAATCAAATCATACCGGAAAACATACAACTAGTAGACACAGCAAGTGCTATTATAACATTTCCGACTCAAGAAAGTGGATTTGCTATTGGATCTACGGGCGGTACAACAGGAACAGCCTTATCAGCATCATACGCAACTTTCTCAGACTATGCTCAGACAGCGTCATACTACATAGAAACAGATCCAGTATTTGTAGCCAAGTCAGCATCATTAGCAACAACAGGATCAAATACATTTAGAGGCAACCAAACAATAACAGGTTCATTATCAATATCAGGATCAACTACATTTAACGGTAGTGTAACTTTAGTAAATGGAGCTACGGGATCACTATTTGGAACTGCGAGCTGGGCAACTAGTGCTAGTAATGCTATAAATTCACAAACAGCATCCTACCTTAATCCACTATATCAAGATGTAATACTAACAGGCTCTATCATAATGTCGGGGTCATCCTACATATCAGGAGTTGATTATATCGACTTTGATACAACGGCATCAAATGCAGGAGCAGTAGGTAGATTAAAATGGAATGATGTCGACGGTACATTAGATTTAGGATTAAAAGGAGGCAGCGTTACTTTACAAATAGGACAAGAAGAAGTAGTCCGTGTCGTAAACAAAACCGGAACCAACCTAACAGAAGCAGGATATCAGGTTGTAAGATTGGATGGTGCTCAAGGAAATAGAATAAAAGTGGCACTAGCTAAAGGAGATGGTGATGCAAATTCATTAGATACAATAGGATTAGTAACAGAGAATATAGCTATTAACCAAGAAGGTTTTGTTACTACCTATGGATTAGTACGAAATATTGATACAAGAGGAACATTGCAAGGAGAAACTTGGGTTGATGGAGACGGACTTTATCTGTCTCCCACTACATTTGGAGGAATAACGAATATACCACCATCTGCCCCAAGTCACTCAGTTAGATTAGGATACGTTGTACAAGCAAGTCCTAACGGATCTATCTTTGTAAAAGTGGATAACGGCTATGAATTAGATGAGCTTCACAATGTATTGATTAATACAGGTTCATTAGCATATGGAGATTTACTAATGCGCAACGGTAACGGTGTTTGGGTTAATACAAAACAACTAAGTGGATCATACACAATAACTGGTTCACTTACCGTATCTGGATCGAGTACATTCACAAATATAGGGCTAACTACTTTAACTGGCTCTCTAAGTGTAACAGGCTCTACTACACAAACCGGTAATAATATATTAATAGGTACTACAGTTTTAAGCGGTAGTATAGATATAAGCGGATCTCAGACATTCACAGGTATAGGAAATCAAGTAGGTAACTCATACTTTACAGGATCGGTCAACATTACCGGTTCAACAACACAAACGGGCAATAACACATTAATAGGAAACACAGTACTATCAGGATCAATTAACATAAGTGGATCTCAGACATTTAACGGTACATCGGCGTTCTACGGTAACCACACTCTAAGTGGAAGTAATACAATTTTGGGGAATACGGTAATGAGCGGTAGTATTGAAGTTAGTGGATCTTCTAATTTTCACAATAGTGAGTTTATAGTAACTGGATCAACAAAAGTACTAGGAAACTTCGACGTAAGGGGCACCTCTACATTCTCAAATACGACATTCACAGTAACCGGATCTCAGTATTTTACAGGGTCGTCCTTCATTAATGGAAACCAAAGCCTTACAGGTAATTCAACTATAACAGGATCATTAAATGTAATAGGCAACATCAACGTTATAAGCGGTTCTTCATTTACAAGATGGGGTAACAAACTATTTAACTATGCTCAATTTGCTAATACCGGCTCTATAACAGCGACTCAAAACGTATCAGCGTCTATTGAACTACCACTAACATATTTTAAGGACGGTGTAAGTATAGTTAGTAGTAGTAGGATGACTTTTGAAAACACAGGATTATATAACATACAATACGCAGCACTAGCACAACAAGGAAATACTACACCTACCTTACGTATATGGTTTAGGAAAACAGGATCTAATGTAGATAATTCGAGTACGATTATACAATTGGAAAACAATAGTCAAACAGCTGTAACGTCTCAATTTGCACAATCTATAAACGCAGGAGAGTATATCGAAATATGGTACCATTCCAACGGAGCAAATACATCCTTTCCGTATACTGCTGCAGGAAGTGGATTCCCAGCAACACCATCAATAACAGTAACAGTAACACAGATAGCATAAAAGATGAGAATATTTCAACCCATAGTAACAGGATCACTAAATGTAACAGGATCAGTAACTGCAACTAGCTTTACGGGTAGTTTATTTGGAACTGCGAGCTGGGCTAATAATGTTCTAAACACCGTCAGTGCATCTCATGCCGCCACAGCATCAAGCGCTGATGCCTTTACTGTGAGAAATAATTTAATCGTATCAGGCAACGTTGCATTAGGTGATACAAGTACAGATACTATTACATTAACCGCTACCACAATGAGTCTAGGCAGTGGTAATGGTATATTAAATATAGATAGTAATACTTTATATGTTGATGGAGCAGCTAATAGAGTTGGTATAGGTACAATCTCTCCTGGTGTGCAACTTGATGTATCTGGAGATATGAGAGCAAGCGGTAACACATTTACATCTCACATTGTAACAAATATCATACGAGCAAATACACGCGATCTAGTTTTTCAATCAGGCAGCGCAGGAAATACAGTAGTAGCTACTATGTTCTCCTCATCAGGAAACTTCGTATTTGAACCATCTCAAAGTGGTATCACTATTAGAGATTTAGGATATAGAATAGCAATAAATGGACCAAGCACATCAGGATCCTTATTTGTTTCAGGAGCAACTGTCTTAAATGGAAATCTAATCGTCTCAGGGAATATGACATTTGGCGATGCTACAACAGATAGCATTGTAATGAATGCGGCTACTATGAGTTTGTTGGGTAATCTAAATATAGATAGTAATACATTATTTGTAGATGGAGGCGCTAATAGAGTTGGTATAGGAGTAAATAGTCCTGATACTAGATTAGAAGTAAGTGGAAGTACTTTTAGTACTAATGTACTTCGAGTAACAACCGCTGATTCTCAAACTGATTTAACAGATTTGACATTAGGATCTACAATATCAACATATAATAGAGCAACAACTCTTAACACATTTTCTCTATTTTCATTTGCTCATGGTAATGGTCCTACAGCTGTAGCTAGATTAGGATCTAGATTAATAACATTAGGTGGAGGTACAGGTCTTTATACTGGTGATTTTTTTATTCAAGTAAGAAATGGTTCTTCTATTTTAGATACTGCTCTCTATATTAGAGCTAATACAAATGTAGGTATAAGTACAACCACTCCAAACTACAAACTAGATGTATCAGGCTCAGGTAATTTTACAAACGGGCTTACAGTAACTGGATCATTACTTGCTGCGAATATAACAGGATCACTATTAGGATCATCATCATACGCACTAACAGCATCATATGCTATGAATGCAGGAGGTGGATCAGTAGATACTAGTGGATTAGTGACGACGTCGAGCTTTAACGCGTACACTGGATCCAACACATCTCAGTTTGCAGGTACAGCAAGTTTTGCTCAAACAGCGTCACTAGTAACTGGAACTGTAATTAATGCAATAAATGCACAGAGTGGATCAAACTTCGTTGTAACATCAACACTTACAATAGACGAAACACTAACAGATTTCTCAAAGTATGCATCTACAATAGTTGGATCGAACAATATGTTCCAGCAAGCAACTGGATCGTGGACATCAGCTCATTGTAGGTATACAGTCTACAAAGGAGCTAATTCAAGAGCAGGTGAATTTGTAGTATCGTGGAACGGTACATCAACATCATACTACGATAACGCAACAGTAGATATAGGAAACACATCAGATATAACATTCCAAGCAGCAATAGTCTCAAGTCAAATTCAAATTAACGCAGTAGCAGCATCATCAGCATGGACTGTAAAAATGATAGCTACCTATTTATAATAGACTATTAGTTGGATAGTGAAAACTAATTAAACATGGCAAATGAATTTGTAGCCAAGAACGGGCTCATCTCACAAAATAATTCTATAGTAACTGGATCATTAACAGTTACAAACGGCATAACCGGATCACTATTCGGTACAGCAAGTAATCTTCAAGGCGGTACAGATAGCTACATAGCTAAATGGAACGGATCAACACAATTAACAGCAAGTGTAATTTATGAAAATGCTGCTCAGATAGGAATCGGTACAACGACTCTGTATCAAAAACTAACTGTTGATGGTGGTGGATACTTTACATCGGATTTAATAACTCTTGGTAAACTTTCAAACGGCAGTAACCCAATTGCTGTTAGCAGCTACACTCACGCAGAAGGAGAAGGCACTACAGCTGGACAGCTCTGGTACTATCTCTCTTTTAGCTCCGGATTAGTCAACATCGTTCTCGATCCAGGAGTTGACTTCAGTAGCGATTTTGGTAAGTACTTGAATATTGAAGGAACACTTTACGAAATACAATCAGTAACCTACACACCATCTGAGATAGGTTTTGCTGGAACAGTATCAATACAATTAGTAGACGCGTCCGTTAACGGAACTTTATATTTTACATCAACAACAACACCTACGCCTTACAACGCCAGCGAAACGTTTCCATCAGCATTAGCATCCCATGTTGAAGGTCGTAAAACCATAACATATGGCGATTACTCACATGCAGAAGGCAGCGGAAGCTTGGCGGTAGGAGATGCATCACATGCAGAAGGACTGGGTACAATAGCGTACGGTGATTTTCAACACGTAGAAGGAGCCTATAACATTCCATTAACAGATCCAAATGCTTTTATAATAGGAAACGGAACTAGTGACCTCAACAGAAGCAATTTAATATTCGCATCAGGATCGCAAGTACAAATAACAGGATCATTAATCGTATCAGGTTCATCTACTTTTACAAATATAGGCCCTGCCATATTCAGCGGAAGTGTAACATCTACAGCAGGATTTACAGGATCGTTTTCGGGTACCATAACATCAGCATCCTTTGCTACGACAGCACAAACTGCTTCTTTCGTAACGGCATCAAATGTAATAGGAACAGTACTAAGTTCCTCCAATCGTAGCAGGAACAAATATATCAATAACTTCCACAGGTCCGTCAGGAACAGGAGATGTGACAATTAATTCAACTGGTGGAGGTGGAGGAGGCTTATCACAAGGTAAAGTAGTAGCAATAGCAATAGGATATTCAAACTTATTTTAAATATAAACAATTATGGCATTAAACACAGCACCAATTTACTCAGGAGTAGGAGATATACAGTGGACAACTGTATTAACAGCGGTAAACTCTACGTACGATGCAACAGCTGCTAACGCAGCAATAGTCTTCTCAGCCTCTATTTCAGGAAGCTTTGTACAGAGAGTTAGATTCAAAGCATCAGGATCTACTACAGCAACAGCAGCTCGTATATTCATTAATAACGGTCAAGCAACGGGCAGTGCAGCAAACAACGTATTATTCGATGAAATTACGTTACCGCTAACATCAGCAACTCAAACAGCCGCAACAGCAGTATACGAATTACCAGTAAACGCAGCATTACCAGCCGGATATAGAATATTAGCAACGCTTGCAACAGCTCAATCAGCAGGCGGCGGTTGGTATGCATCAGCAGTAGGAGGATCTTATACAACACCATAATAAAACTCATACAATATGCATTATATATTATCACATGATGATACAGGAACATTACAAGACCCTGAATTTTACTATGTAGTAGAAGATGACTGGCAAGTCTTTGTAAAAGCAATCGATAAAGATTGTAATGAAATTGGACTACCAGTAGCATTTCATTTAATAGATAGATACGCACAACCGCCAGCTTGCGCACAACAACCATAAACTAGTTTATGTTAGATATATTTAATATACCTGCAACTGAAACAACCTCTCAAATATTTTACACAATGGGAAGTGCTTGGCAGACGTGGAAAAAACCACGTGGAGCTAAGTTCCTACAAATATTTGCTATGGGCGGCGGAGGCGGTGGTGGAGGCGGTGGCTTTGCAACCGGAGCCACAACTAGATCAGGAGGCGGCGGAGGTGGATCAGCAGCATACTGCAGAGGATTCTACCCAGCATTCCTACTACCCGACATTTTATATATCCAGGTAGGGGCAGGTGGAGCAGGTGGAGCGAGCGGTGGCAATGGGAGTGGCGGTACTATTAGTATTGTTTCCATAGCGCCAACTAACGCAATAATCCCAGGCATCTTATCATCAGGCAATACAAATGGAGGAAGCGGTGGAAATGCCGGTGCAAGCGGTAACGCAACAGGAGGTACAGGTGGTCTAATTGCAGTAGTACCTGGAAATACTATTTTAGGAGCTACGATAGGATTGAGTATTATACCAGTTGCAGGTGTAAACGGCATAACCGGATTAATAACAGCAGGTAATGGATCAGCCGCTTTTGCATCAAACAACTTAGCGATGGGAGGTGCAAGTGGAGGGTTTAAAAACGGGACGGCAGGTACATTTGGAAACGGAGGCACTAACACAGCTGCAACTGCAGTTCTAACTGCAAATGTAAATGGAGGTCCTCAATCAGGATCTGCTGAATCAGGGTATGCATCATTGAACCCACTCTGTAGCATGAGCGGAGCAGGAGGTGGAGGGACAGTAGCAGTTGGAGGTACTGGAGGGACTGGAGGGAATGGTGGATACGGATCAGGTGGCGGCGGTGGTGGCGCTGGCGTGACAGCTGGCGGTAGAGGGGGTAAGGGCGGTGATGGACTAGTAATAATAACAACAATATTGTAAATGTTAGATTTATCATATTTTCGAAATAGCGGTAACGTAAATACACAAACATTCACAAATGCAGGATCTTGGGTAACATGGGTAAAACCAAGAGGAGCTAAGTTTGTAAATATACTATGCATTGGTGGAGGAGGTGGTGGAGCTGGAGGAGCAGTGACAGGAGTTACAGCAAGAGGTACTGGTGGCGGTAGCGGTGGAGCAGGTGGTGTAGTTCGCGCATACTATCAAGCATCCGTGCTACCAGACTTATTATATGTTTATATAGGAGCTGGAGGATCCGGTAGTCTAGGAAGTTCTACCTCAACATTCAACCCAGCTCAAAATGCTGAGAAATCAAATATTTGTATAATTCCAGATGCATCGTCTATAGCAAACATAGTATGTACATCAGGCATAACATCTGCTAGAGGTGCTGCAGGTAATGGTGGTGGAGCTGGAGAAACAATAGCAACAGTTGCAGGTGCTATTTTCTTGAATATAGCAAGTTTTACAGCTATTGCTGGGGCAGCTGGTGTACTTGGTGGAGCTGTAAGTGCTGGAACTAGTATAACCCCGATTTCAATAACGTTAGCCGGATGTGGAGGAGGTGCTCAAGTTGCAGGTGGGGGCTACGTAGCAAATGGATACTTCCCAGCTATACCAGGCCCATTAGCTGCAACAGGAGTCACCGCTCCTAACGGATCTAACGGACCGATAATAACTGAACCAGTACTATCTTTTATGGGAGGAACTGGCGGTGCTGGTAGCACAACTACCGGAGGTAGAGGAGGTGATGGATCATACGGTTCAGGCGGTGGTGGTGGAGGCGGAGGCGGTGCTTTAGGAGGTAATGGAGGAAACGGAGGTAGCGGAATAGTAATTATAACAACAACAACAAGTTTTTAAAAGTATGTTAGATGTATTCAATATACCGAATCAACAAGAAGGTATAAAAGTATTTTACTCACAAGGAACTACAACCTGGCAAACTTGGAATAAGCCAAGAAACTGTAACTTTGTTTGGATAATGTGTATCGGAGGAGGATCTGGCGGGTCAGGCGGAGTATCAGGATCTACAATATCAGCTATATCGGTTAACGGTGGTGGTGGTGGAGGTATAACAAAAGCATTATTTCCAGCAAATGTACTACCCGATACTTTATACGTGCAGCCAGGTCCAGGTGGAGCTGGTGGAGCAGGTACAACATCAACATCAGCAGCAAATCAAGGAGGAGCAGGAAACAAGAGTTTTGTAGCGGTATCAGCTAGCTCAGGTAATACAATGAATATAGTATGTACGTCAGGTAACGCAGCAGCAACAGTAGCGGGAAGTGGGGAAACAACAGCAGGAATAATAAACGCATATCTATTAAACCTAGCAACTTGGTCAGCAACAGGAGGAACAAGTACATCGACTACGAACATCTCAGCATATCCAGTTTATACATTATCAGCAGGAGGCGGACACCCAGGAGGTGGAACAAATGCTGTAGGAGCAGGAATACTAACTGCTAACTTCTCTGTATTTACGACTCCAACCATACCAGCTGGAGGAGCTAATACAGGAGCGGCAGGAGGTAGTGGAATATGGAGTTGGAAGCCTTTCTACGGAACAGGAGGAGCGTGTGGAGGCGGTAATAATGCGGGAGTTGGTGGAAATGGAGGAGATGGTGCATTTGGATGCGGAGGAGGAGCAGGAGGGCCTGGAGTAGGAGCGGCGGGAGGTCGTGGAGGTAAAGGAGGCGACGGCTTAGTAATTATAGCAACTTTTTAAAAAGATTTGGTCGTTTTCTCTTAATCGTATATATTTATATTAAATAAACAAACTACTATGTCATTCGTTCTTGTACTTATCGCCGTATTAGCAGTAGCAGGCATTATTGCAAAGTTAGCTGCTAAGAAACCAGTAGTATCATCTCAGATAACAATAGAGAATACTACAGAAGAGTCAACTCCAGTTGTAGAGCCAGTTAAAAAAACTGATGCTCCAATTATGAAAGCTCCTAAGAAAACAAAAACACCAACAACAAAAAAACCTAAAACTCAAGTTACAAAAAAACAAAACAATGGATAAAAAACAACTTACAGCAGAAGAATTAAGTCAATTCCAAAACTACAGAACAGAAGCTAACCGCTTAGCAGCTATGCTAGGTGAGATTCACTATCAAAAAACGCTAATTGATTTAGAGTTAGACAACCTAAAAGTAGCAATTAAGAGCAATGTTGACACACAACAAGCACTTATGAAAACGTTAGGAGAGAAGTACGGAGACGGATCAATCAACGTTGAAACAGGTGAAATTACTCCAATTGAAGCAAACTAAAATACAGCTTTATAATAAATTAGGTTTTGCCACTAGTAATAGCTATTTATTAGTAGAAATAAAATAATAAAATGGCAGAAGCACTAATCTCACCAGGCGTATTTCTTAGAGAAAACGATCTTTCTCAAATAACAGCAGGCCCAATTGACGTTGGCGCAGCTTTGATTGGACCTACAGTAGTAGGTAAACCCAACATTCCAACCTTAGTAACATCTTACTCTGAATATAGAGCTAGGTTTGGTACTACCTTCATTTCTGGAGGTACTACTAGAGAGTATTTAACTTCTCAAGCAGCCTACAACTATTTTCAGCAAGGTGGTACTTCGTTATTGGTAACTAGGGTAGCTAGTGGATCATACACACCAGCAACATCGTCAGTAATTCCAAATAACATTGCAGGTGCAACAGATGGCGCTTTCGTACTTGAAACTTTATCTGTAGGTGATGTAATGAACAACAGTTTTTCATCATCAGCTGCAGTAAACCAAAACGGAATACTACCATCAGGATCTGCATCAAACGTTAGATGGCAAGTTGCACAAGCTGACTCAGCTTCTGGATACTTTACATTATTGATCAGAAGAGGTGATGATTATACCAACTCACAAACTGTGTTAGAAACTTGGACTAACTTATCGTTGGATCCAAATCAAAATAACTACATTGAGTACATCATTGGTAACCAAACTCAAACTGTACTGGTAGATGAATACGGTCAAGCATATTTACAAACAACTGGTAGCTATCCTAACTCATCAAACTATGTTAGAGTTAAGCAAGTTAACTACCCAACACCGAATTACCTAACTCCAAACGGACAACCACAACCAGCTTATACAGGATCTATTCCTAGAAACGGTAGTGGTTCTTTTAACGGATCCTTCGGTGGTGCTAACGGTCCTTTGTACGGATGCTTTGGAGTACAGCCTTTAAATTTATTCGAGGACATTCCAACAGTACCAGCAACAACAGCAGCAAATAATACACAAGGCTTGTTTGCAGGTGATTACGATCTAGCAATTAACTTACTAGCGAATAAAGATTCATATTTATATAAATCAATCTACGCACCTGGTATCACCAGTCAAAACGCACCGTCACAAATAAGTGCACTATTAGGTACAGTACAAGATCGCGGAGATGCTATTGCAGTAGTTGATGTGGTTGGATATAATTCATCAATTACAACTACTACATCAGCAGCACAAAGCTACGATAATTCATATGGTGCTACATACTGGCCATGGGTACAGGTAAGATCAACTGAGACAGGTAAACTACATTTCGTTCCAGCTTCTACGATTGTACCAGCTGTATATGAATACAATGATAAGGTATCTGCTGAGTGGTTTGCACCTGCAGGTCTTAACAGAGGTGGTCTACCAACAGTAATCCAACCTGAAAGAAGATTAACAGTAGGTCAAAGAAACATATTGTATACTGCAAAAGTAAACCCAATCGCAGTATTCCCAGGACAAGGAACAGTAATCTACGGTCAAAAGACTTTACAAGCTCGTGCATCAGCACTTGATAGAGTAAACGTAAGAAGACTATTGATTGCTCTTAAGAGTTACATTGGTCAAATTGCTCAAACATTAGTCTTCGAACAAAACACAGCTGTAACAAGAAACAGATTCTTATCTCAAGTTAATCCATACCTACAGTATGTACAACAAAGACAAGGTTTGTTCTCCTTCAGAGTTGTAATGGATGACACTAACAACACGCCAGATGTAATCGATAGAAACTTGTTAGTAGGTGCTATTTACTTACAACCAACTAGAACAGCAGAATTTATTCAATTAGACTTTAACATCTTACCAACTGGAGTAACCTTTGGTCAACCGTAAGACAAAACAATAACCAATGAACAACAACACAAAAGTTAGAATTCGTCTATCAAAGCAGCTATTCGAATCCCTAAGCAAACAAATCATCGCAGAAGCTAAAAAGATGGATATGTCTGGTGGTGCTTACACAGAAGCCGTAAAGACACCAAAAGCTAAAAAATCTCCAGAAGTTAGCAAAACCGATAAAATGAAGGCAATGGAGGAATCTACCGAAAAAATGAAAAAGGTAGAAGAATACAACGATTTTGATGACGATGATGATCACATGGGTAGTGATGATATGTTCGGAGGAGCAGAAATGGGTACTGAAGAGGATCTAAAAAAAGATCTTATGAAGGCTGGGTTTTCAGAAGAAGATGCTGCTAAGACAGCTGCGCAATTAGTAAAGATAGGGAAAACTAAAAAATAATAACAGTACTATTTATTTAAAAGTAATAACATGCCAGTATTAGATCCAAACGAAATAATGTTCACGGCGTATGAACCGACCGTTCAGAACCGCTTTATCATGTATGTTGATGGTATCCCATCCTTCATGATTAAAAGTGCAACAGCTCCAAACATAAACTTAAACGAAGTTAAGTTAGATCATATCAACGTGTATCGTAAGATAAAAGGAAAAGCCGAGTGGCAAGATATGACTCTTAACCTCTATAATCCAATCTCTCCTTCTGGCCAGCAGGCTGTAATGGAGTGGATTCGTCTATCTCACGAATCTGTAACAGGACGTGATGGCTATTCAGACTTCTATAAAAAGGATTTAAACCTATCTATTTTAGGACCGGTGGGTGATGTGGTTAGTGAGTGGATCATCAAAGGAGCCTTCATTAAGACATCTAACTTCGGATCTTATGACTGGTCTAACCAAGATGCGATCACAATCGAACTTGGAATTGGAATGGATTATTGTATTTTAAACTACTAATCAATTTACAAATATTACTAAGCCCCTCTCAAAAAGAGGGGTTTTCTATTTTAAAAACTATTTATTAACACATAACCCACTAAATCAAAAATCATGGCCTTAACACTATCAGGCGGCACTGAAACAACCTTCACATCAGGAGCTGTTAATTATAAATCGCATACATTTACAAGCACAGGAAATCTTACAATTACCGGAACTGGTACACAAGCCATTCAGGTATTAGTTGTAGGAGGCGGAGGCGGTGGAGCTTTAGGGGGTGGTGGCGAATCAAATGCTACTACCCGTGGAAATGGTGGTGGTGCTGGTGGTATATTCTACACAAGTTCCTACATAATGACAACCACTTACCCTATATGGAATGCAGTAGTTGGTGCAGGAGGTCAAGGCGGCAACTACCCAGCAATAGGATCAACTAACGGTGGTACATCCAGCTTTGCTCAACAATCAAATTTCGCAACAGCCTCAGTAACTATAACTTCATGGGCAGATGGCACATACATCCAATTAACGGGATCGGTAGCTGGTAGGTTTTATATAACAGGAAGTACTACTCAAGTAGACGTATTTCCAAATTACTATGTTGTATCAGCTTCAGGAGTAACAGCAACAACCTCAAATCTAGCTGCTAAAATTAATTCGTTATCATCGAGCTTTAATATAATTGCTAATCATCCTGGTGGAAACCTTAATTTAACAGCGAGTATAGGTGGTACAGTAGGAAATAGTTTTAGATTTGTAACAGGCTCAACAGTAACCAGCTTTCAAGGTGGTGTCGACGCAGTTCTTAGCTTCACAGGATCAGGTGGTGGATACGGCGGACAACCTGCAGGTGGAGACGGTGCATCAGGAGGTGGTGGTAACCCATCAGGATCTGCTATATTTGCAGACAGTGGATCAGCGGGTGGATTGCAAGGAGGAAGATCAGGAGCTGGTGGCGGTGGTGCTACAGCAGTAGGTAATCCGGCTACATCAACTTGGAATGCTCCATTCCTTATTTGGAGTGGCGGTGCAGGCGGTGCAGGTAAGTCTTATTTTTTACAAGACGGTACTTCAAAAGCATATGCAGCCGGTGGCGGTGGTGGTGGTGATGTAAATGTTGGACCGGGTGCAGGTGGAGCTGGTGGATCTAGCATAGGCGGAAACGGTGGCGGTGGTGTACGTGGTAACGGTGGAAATGGCGTATCCGGAAGCGGAGGTGGAGGTGGAGCATTATCAGATCAAGCAAGTAACTGGGGAGCCGGTGGAAGTGGTGGAAACGGTGTTGTAATAATTACCTACGCAGTTTAATAAAATAAACTAACTTATAATAGCCCCTCTCAAAAAAAGAGGGGTTTTTTTATTGTAAAACCTAATTCGTATATATTTATAATAAACAAATAAAGATTATGGCTGAAAAAATAGCTCTCCCAACAGAAACAGTTACACTTCCATCACAAGGAAAAGTTTACGAAACAGAAAATCCACTCTCATCGGGTACAGTAGAAATGAAGTATATGACAGCAAGAGAGGAAGATATCCTAACAAATGCAAATTTATTAAGACAAGGTTTAGCAATTGAGAAAATGCTTCAAGCATTAATCAAGTCACCAATCCAGTATGAGGACTTGTTGTTAGGTGATAGAAATGCACTATTGATTGCTGCAAGAATTTTAGGATACGGATCAACCTATACTTTCGAGTATCAAGATCCTGAAACAGAAAACAGAGAGCAGATCACAATCGATTTACAACAGATTAAGGATAAAGTAGTAGACCACAGTCTATACAACAATAAGAATGAATTTACTTTCGAGCTACCAGCATCTAAGAATGTGGTAACTGTAAAACTACTTACAGTAGGAGATGAAAAAAAGATAGACCAGGAACTAAAAGGTCTTAAAAAAGCAAACATACAGACCGGTGAATTAACAACACGTTTAAAGCACCAAATAACTTCAATAAACGGCGACTACAACGCCAAGTCAGTAAGAGACTTTGTAGATACGATAATGCTTGCTAGGGATTCTAATGCACTTAGATCCTATATTACGAGTATTACTCCAGACATCGATCTCACGGTAGACTTCAAGTTATCCAACGGCACAGAAGTCACGGATACACTACCTTTAACGGCTGAATTTTTTTTTCCCAGGAACTGAGTATAGAGCGGTCTACAAAAGAGAGGTGTTTGAGCTAGTTTATCACGGCGGAGGTGGCTTCACTTGGTCGGAGGTGATGAGTATGTCAGTTTCCGAGAGGAGGCTTAATCTTCGCTTTATAAACGAGCATTTAGAGAAGGTTAAAGAAGCTCGTGAAGAAAGAGAAATCATAACTGCAGATAAACCTAAAATTAGCAAACCACCTACAATGAAGGGTAAGGAAGAGGTCGTAGCTAAGCCGACTTACACATCGACAGTAAAATCTAGAAAATAGCTATTTATTTACACAAGAACTAGATTAACATGGCAACATCTCAAAATCCAGGACCAGCGGGAAGACCGTCTAATCCCAACGTAGATCCATCAGATGTTGGACGCATAGAGAAGGAGCAACTTTCTTGGTCCAATATTTTAAAGGTCAAAAAGCAGATAAATAGAGCTACCAAAGAGCAGGCTAGTCTTATGAGAGAGCTTAACAAGCTGCAAGGACAAGAAGCAAAAAACTCTAGAGACACACAGACCTCCATCTTATCGATAAAGAGATTAGAGCAAGATTTAGTTAACTACAGAAGAAACGGTAATCAACAGCAAATAGCGAACACAAAGAGGTTAATGGCAGCGGAGAAAGCTAACTTAGAGTATTTAATGAAAACTCATGGTGGTTATTTACGAATGCAAGAAGCAGCAGCAGCTAAACAAAAAGCAGCTCTTGAAGCAGAAAAGAACTTAGTAGAAGATATTAATAAAAAACGAGGGTTAGGTGGTAAGATAGCCGATCTATTTAGGTCTAAAGAAGCTAAGCAAAAAAGTATTGATCTAGCACGTGCAAAAGCAGGGGGTGGAGCTAATACAGGCGAGCTGGCAAGCGAGGGAGGGGGTGGATCAGAAGCAGCACTTGCAGCAGCAGGTCCGTACGGAGCAATAGCAGGACTTTTAATAGCAAAAGTAAAAGCATTAGCAGCACCATTTCAGGCAGTAAAAAAAGCAGTGATGGATGGGTTAACTGCACCACTGAGCGAAGCTGCCGCCTTAATTGATAGCGGTGGCTACGGCATTGGTGGTGGTAAGGCATCTGGAAAAGGTGTCACAAGCATGATGGACGGTGTTACTAATCTCATCACAGGCTTTACAGATCTCATACCAGTAGTGGGTGGATATATCAGCATGGCGGTAAAAGGATTTAATACACTATTACAAGCTATTTTGGGTATCAACCAAGCACAGGTAAATTTCGCAAGAAATCAAGGAATTTCACTCAAAGCAGCACAAGGGATAAGAGCTGAGTTTCAACAAATATCCTTATCATCTAATAACATAGTCGTTAATCAGACAAGATTGCTTGAGCAGCAAGTGGAGCTCTCCGAAGCTTTAGGTGTTAATAATATAATGTCTAGAAGCATTCTAGAAAACGATGTTAAATTAAAAGACATTGCAGGATTTGAATTACAATCAAGAGAAAAGATAGCTCAATTAAGTATAATTACAGGTAAGAACGCAGAAGGTCTTACTAAGGAGCTAATGGGACAAGTTGGATATGTTAAGAAAATGACAGGCATATCATTTAACTTCCGTAATGTAATGGGAGACCTTGCTAAACTATCAGGAGTACTAGGATTGGAGTTTGCTAAATTTCCAGGCAAGATAGCAAGTACAATGATGAAGGTTAAGGTACTCGGATTTGATTTGAAAGAGCTACGTGATACAGCAGGCGGCTTTTTAGATTTTGAAAGCAGTATATCAAAGGAATTTGAAGCACAGGTAATTAGTGGAAAAGAGATGAATCTAACAAAAGCAAGGGACGCCGCTATGAATAATAGATATGCGGAATTGTCTGCTGAGATTGCTAAGAATGTTGGGACTGCTAGTGAGTTTCTCGAAATGGACAGATTCAAACAAGAGGCAATAGCAGCTGCAGTGAATATGACAGCTGATAGCTTAGCAGATGTGTTGACAAAACAAGAAATGTATAATAAGCTGAGTGCAACTAATCAAAAAGATGCACTAGCTAACTTTAACATACTTAATAAAACAGTAAAGGGTAAGCAACAGTTAAAAGAAATGTTGGGAGAAGAGATGTATGCAAGTTACACGCAAATTTCAATAGCTGAAAAATTAGCAGCTGTTATGGAAAAAATTAAACAAACGTTTATTGATTTTATAGAAAAATCTCAGATCTTTGATTTTTTAACAAAGCCTGAAAGAGTAAACGGCTTCATTAAATCCGTTCTAAGTGGACTTGCACAAGCTATTGATACAGTAGGTCAAATAATATCAGGAACGCTTGCGATGATAGGTGATTTTGCTGGCATCTTTAGTAATAAGTATGGTGATATGTTCAAAGGCTTATCAGAAACTGTATCAAGCGGCACCGGAATGTTTACAGGTGGAATAAGAGCAGTAAGCGGTGGTATTGGACTAGCAGATGGCGGCATTGTAACGGAGACGGGTATGGCAAAAGTCGATAAGGGTGAAGTTTACCTAGGAGCTAATTCAATATCAGTAATAAAAGATCAGCTGGATGCACAAAAGAAAACTAACGAGTTATTAGCAGCAATGATTAATCAAAAGCAATCAGTACAGATAGATGGTCGTGAAGTAGCAGTAGCTTACAATAGAAATGCATCAACAATTTATCACACCTAAAATAGGATAACTATGCCAAGAATAACAGATCAAAGTACAGATACCAACCTAGGACTAGTTAATGCGTTCATACTACCGGATCCAATGGACACGAATGTGAATCCAAGTCCTATCTTCGGCAACAGCAACCCAGTACCGTCCACACCACCAATAACTCAGCAATCAGCAGCACAACAAGCAGCTGATACAAATTTAAGTAACGACGGTAGAGTAATCACATCAGGAGTACATGATCAAACGCCAGGTGCTACTGATACATTACTAGGACAAATACCTAACTCAAAATTAAGTAAGCGTGGTAAAACAAATCCAACAGGTAAGTTCGAGGGAGTACCTCAAAACGTAGCTGCTGTGATAAGAGGTTACTCAGTCCCAGATAGATCAGAGATAATACCACCCATCTTAGATCCAATTGACATAACCTTTAACTCATTACCACAGCCAACGTATTTGAATTATTTAAAAGCAGCTAACCGAATATAAGATGCCATTAATTAACTTTAGAACCAATCTAACAAGCCTTAAATACGGTCAGCCTGATACAGGTGATAGACCGGGTGGTGGATATAGCGGGCAGCCTTTTATACAAGCACCAATAGACAACGGTAATGTAGCCGATCCATTTGCAACATACTACAGTGCTAATAGAACAAGTTTAGATTTTCCAATTAGGGGTGGTTCTATAACACAATTGGTGGAGGGTGGCGATGCAACAATATCAGCTGCAATAGATGTAAGAAGAATAGAAGCTTTTTTTAAAGATAAACCACGCGGTACAACCTTTATAGAGAAGCAGAAGGGTTTAGGATTAACTAATCCAAGAACACAAGTACCACAAGCATTAGAGTTTGCTGGCTTATCATTAGGCAATGTAGTGCTGCCAGTTACACAAACATATAGTGAATTAAACACATTAGCTCAAGTAAGAGTTAGCGGTACTGGAGCACATTTCAATAGACAAGGGATTAAGAGCTTTGAAACTAGTCGGTAGTACGAATTTTATAAACAACTCAAACACATCAACGGGGCAAGGCATTGATCCTGGTTTGATTGATAAAATGGGAATATCGCTTTTACAGAATCAAATATACAACTACTTAGGCGGTCCTGGATCTGTTTATGGTATTGGATACACAGCAATAAAGAGAGCCGTAGATACACAACCGATTCAAGATCCGGTTGAAGAGATTGCGTACTCAGCCATTGGGTTTACATACCAGCAGTTAGCTAACCAAGCACAGCAGAGAGGTCTTTATAATGCATATCCAACCCCACGAGATTATAGAGAGGAGCTGGATGGATCACACCCTAGTTGGGACTACCAAGACGAGTCATTGGAAGGCAGGTTAAAAATAGGAAATCCAGGCGGACTAGCTGCAGGAGGTACTAGCGTATACACTAACGCGAGTGAAGATGGACAAGACCAGCTTAATATGCTCAATCCGTTCTACTACGACGCTAGCATAAACACTCCGTGGGATGTACCAAATAGCACAGGCCCAGGTACTACAACTAACGACATTATAAAATTTGCATTCGAATGTTTAGATAATAACTATCAAGATAATGCAGTGGCTTTAATTTTTAGAGCTTTCTTAGACGGCACAATAACTGATAATAACACAGCCGAGTATAGCACATTTAAGTATTTAGGTCGTGGTGAAACATTCAGAACATATCAAGGATTTAACAGATCCTTATCTTTTACTTTTAAGATTGCTGCACAAAGCAGACAGGAATTAAAACCACTGTATAACAAACTAAACCAACTAGTATCACAAATATACCCAGACTATTCTCCAGGGACAAATATAATGAGAGGTAATGTTGTTAGATTGACAATAGGTGATTATATTTACAGGATGCCAGGCTTTCTAGAAAGTGTTAATATAACAGTAGAGAATAGCAATACTCCGTGGGAAATAATGCTAAATTCATTTGGTGACGAAAAGAACGAGGTAGCTCAACTACCACACTATGTGACAGTTGCGTGTACCTTCTTTCCAATTATGGATATTTTACCAAGTAAGATAACGTCTGCGAATCTATACAGTAGATATATTGGCAACGTGACTCCTGATTCAACTTTTGGTGACGGAGTAATTAACGATCCGACCAACATACTAGGAGAGAGAGCAAACGCTGCAGCTACTGCTGCACAAGCCGCACAAGCTGCACAAGCTGCACAAGTTGCGAGTACAACAGCTAGTACAGCTGCCACTACACCAACTAATACAGCACAGGCACCGGTTACTACAACGAACCAAGCGAAAGCAGCTAAAAAGACGACATCTACGAAAAAAACACCGAGATCGAGAAGAGCTTCCACAGTACCAGCTGCACCGATAGTTCGAGCTCAATCTAGCACTGGTGCAGCCGCTACTTTTGGTAAAGCGGGTGGTTTTTAAAATAAAATAAAACAAACAAGAGATGGCATCTAGATATGAAAACATACCAACAACAAGAGAAGGAATGACAGGTAGCTTGTACTATCAAGCTAACGTGTATCCAACAATCGAACCAACTGATACAGATTACTATGTGATCACAACTATTGGAGATAGACTTGATTTAATGGCATATGATTTTTATCAAGATGTGAACTTATGGTGGATCATTGCATCCGCAAATGCACTACCAGGCGATTCGTTATACCCACCTATCGGAGTGCAGCTAAGAATACCAACAAATATACAAACAGTTTTAAGTAGATATAAATTAGAGAATAATGGGTAAGAGTGATGTAATGTTGTCGAATGTTATTGGAGC